TTACTATCAATATAATATAGAATATAAATTTTTAATTTGAACCAAATCAAGGAAATCTCATATTGTAACAATGCCCCTAATTGTAGCATAGATAATCAAGCTACTTTTGGGGGTATTGTTATGTACACAGAAAGAGAAGAGTTTGGATAAATAATAATATGATAAAAGATATTGCTAAAAGAGTTTTTAATATTTCAAATTTAACCTTATATAAATATTTATAAGAATTATGATAAAATTATATTGTTATATAGGTGTGCTTTTGAAACTTTTTATATTAAGAAATAAGAACATGATCTTTTGAATGAGAATACTATCTGCTTCCTAAATTGAATACTGAAGCATTTTTTATTTATTAAAGGAAATTATTAGAATATGAAAAGGAGATGACTGAATTTGCATAAGCTGCTGGAGGAAAATATATCTTTCGGTAATAATATTACTGTAATAAAGAGAGGGGAAAGTTGTACTGTATATAAAATGAAAGACATTACTGGTGAAGGTACTATGACTTGTTATAATGTGTTCCATGGCATTGATTTAATCTACAATGATTTCCACTTGAAGAATTGTTTTTCAGAGTTTATTCCAAAGGTAAAAATGATGGCAATAGATCATTGCAAAACAGGACGTATTGAATGGGAATTTCAGAACGGTTCCTATATATATTTGCAAGAGGGAGATATGCAGATTAATGGAAGAAAACATCATAATGTTGGATTTGGTTTTCCTTTAAATCATTATGAAGGAATCACGGTTGCTATATATATTGAAGAGGCATTAAAAACATTATCGACTATTTTTCAGGGATTTTCTATTGATTTGCAAGAATTATATAATAAATTCTGTTATAAAGAATCCCCTTTTATTATGCGTGCAAAAGATTCAATTGAACATATTTTTTCTGAACTTTATAATGTACCTAATGAGATACGCACAAATTATTTTAAAATCAAAATTCTAGAGTTGTTATTATTCTTAAGTGTAGTAGATGTAAAAGTAAAGGGAGAGGAACGGCCATATTTTACTAAAAAGCAGGTTGAAACAGTAAAAAATATTATGAAATATATGACTGAGCATATAGATAAAAACTTTACATTAGAAGACTTGTCTAATAAATTTGAGATACCACTAACTTCTATGAAAAATTATTTTAAAGGGGTTTATGGAACATCAATATATTCTTATATGCGATCTTACAGAATGCAAGTGGCTGCTTTAATGCTACGGGAAACAAATGAAAATATTACCGTCATTGCAGGTAAAGTAGGTTACGAGAATTCTAGTAAATTTGCATCTGCATTTAAAAAAATTATGAATAGCTCACCTTCTGAGTATCGAAGAAGTTTTATTTGAATAAAATACTGTTTGTAAATTGTCCTGAAGGTTATTTATTTTATTAATATATATATGTTTATAAGCTCCTAAGGGCGGTTTTTTAGGTGCTCAAGTTAGAATAGACTAACTTCAATGTCTAATTGGAGCATCTTTAGTCTTTATGGAGTGGTAGAAATACTTTTAGCAGATTAAAATAGGGATTAGTTAATTTTAACTAATCCCTATAAGTATTTTTAGAGGCTTATATAAGTAAGGAGTATTTTAAATTCTAAAATTTAAAAGAGGTGAAAGAGTAAAATGAAAGAAAAAAATTGGTTAATAACAGTTTTGTCCTTTGCTAAAGAATGCAAAATGAAAATGATTATTTCCGTATTATGTGCAATAATCAGCGTTATAGGTGGACTCTTGCCTTATGTAGGAGTTTATCAAATAATAATTTTATTTTTTAATGGAAGACAGACAGTAAAGGACATATTGTTTTGGTCGGTAATATGTCTTGCTGGATATGTGGCGAAGCTTGTTTTTTATGCTATATCGACTACCTTAGCACATTTTTCTGCATATACCATATTAGAGAATATGCGACTTAAGATTGCCGATAGGTTAATGAAAGCTCCACTTGGTACAGTGTTAAATCAACCCATAGGAAAGATAAAAAATATAATTGTAGATCGGGTAGAAACTATCGAGCTTCCCTTGGCTCATATGATACCAGAAGGAATTTCTAATCTACTTTTACCTATAGGTGTGTTTATCTATATTATTATGATAGATTGGCGTATGGCACTGGCGTCAATGATTACAATACCTATAGCCATTATAGCATATGGATTTATGATGAAGACCTTTAGTAAACAGTATAAGAATTATATGGAGTCTAGTAATTATGTAAATAGTGTTATTGTAGAATATGTAGAAGGAATCGAAGTCATTAAAGCTTTTAATCGTTCCTCATCCTCTTATGAAAAATTTGAAAAAGCAGTAGAAGATTTTAAGGTATATACATTAAATTGGTTTAAAAGTACTTGGAAACTCATGAATTTTGGTGGAGCAGTTTTACCATCAACTTTACTTGGGACTATGCCTATTGGAATGTACTTGTATATAAATGGGTCTTTAACTCCGGCAGATCTTACAATGTGCCTTATATTATCTTTAGGGATTGTAGCACCATTAACTAGTTTTACAGTATTTATAAATGATGCTAAAGCTATAGAATTTGCTGTAAAAGATGCCTATGAATTTTTGAATTTAAAGGAACTTGAAAATCCATTAGAGCCAGTGAATATTTGTAGATATGATATTGAGCTCAAAGATGTGTTTTTTTCCTATAATACTTATGAAGATGATAATTTAAATAGAGAAAATAATTATGTACTCAATAATATTAATTTAAAACTTCCTGAAGGAAAATTTACAGCTTTGGTTGGCACTTCAGGAGGTGGAAAATCTACGGTTGCAAGATTGATTACACGATTTTGGGATGTGAGCAAAGGAGAGATTAAAATTGGTGGTATTAATATCAAAAAATTTCCTTTGTCACAGCTTGCTGACACAGTTAGTTTTGTAACTCAGGATAATTTTTTATTCAATTATTCAATTATGGAAAATATACGGCTTGGAAACCCTGGTGCATCTGATGAAGAAGTGATCAATGCTGCAAAAAAAGCTTGTTGCCATGAGTTTATCAAAAATCTTGATAATGGATATGATACTAATGCTGGAGAAGCAGGAGGGAAATTATCAGGAGGAGAAAAGCAGAGGATTGCAATAGCAAGGGCTATCTTAAAAAATGCACCCATTATTATTATGGATGAAGCAACAGCTTTTACAGACCCCGAAAATGAAGATAAACTTCAAAAATCAATTGCTGCTCTTACTAAAGGAAAAACTTTATTAGTAATTGCTCATAGACTGTCAACTATTAGAAATGCAGACCTAATCATTGTTATGGAAAAAGGTTGTATTTTGAATACAGGTACACATGAAGAGTTACTCAAAGAATGCCAACTTTATAAAGATATGTGGCAGGCTCATATTGGTGCAAAGAAATGGGCAGCCAACAGTGAGAAAGGAGGAGTAAAGCAATATGTTTAAATCAATAAAACGAATTATTCAATGGTCTGGACACCGAAAAAAACGATTATATATAGGGTTTATATATTCCTTCTTTAATACTATGTTTACAGCCATGCCAATTATGGGAGCTGCATATGGATTGAATCTTATCATAGGGGACATGAAAGGAAATAAGAATTTAACAGTAGATTGGGTGCTTTATATGCTAGGATTTATGGCTTTTACTGTATTAGGTAGATTTTTGTTTTCTTATCTTCGGGCGTCCACCCAAGATAGTATTGGATATGAAGTAACTGCAGAGCAAAGAATTAGAATTGGAGATATATTAAAGAGAGTATCTTTGGGATTTTTTAGCGAAAAGAATGCTGGAGAAATTACTTCAGCAGTAACAACAGATTTATCTTTTATTGAAATGTATGGAATGAAGATGATTGATGTTGTTATAAACGGATATATTAGTGCATTTACAATGGTATTTTGTCTAGCTTTTTATAATTTATGGATTGCTATAATTGCAATGGCAGGCATTTTATTGTCAGATATATTCTTAAAATTGCTTGGAGATAAGAGTAATAAAAATGCCCCAATACATCAGAAGGCGCAAGATAGTATGATAACAGCTACTATTGAGTATATTAGAGGAATGTCTGTAGTTAAAGCTTTTAAGCAGGATGGAGTTTCTATAGAGGGGATTCGTAATGCCTATAAGATGAGCAAAGATATAAATATTAAAATTGAAAAAGATTATGTTCCTTATAATTGTTTACATTTATTTGTACTTAAATTAGCATCTGTAGTTATGGTTCTTGCATCAGCAATAATGGCTGTAAATGGAATTATGGATATACCTACAATGCTTATGATGGCTATATTTTCTTTTGTTATATTTGGGCATATTGAAACTATAAATAATGCAGCTCATGTGTTGAAAATTATTGACGCAACATTGGATAAATTAAATGCCATAAAAAGTGCAGATTTTATTGACAAAAATAGCAAAGATATAAAATTATCAAAATATGATATTAAGTTTAAAAATGTTACTTTTGGTTATGAAAAGCGGGATGTATTAAGAAATGTGTCATTTACTATACCAGAAAATACTACTACAGCAATAGTTGGTCCTTCCGGAAGCGGAAAATCTACAATATGCAATTTGATTGCTAGATTCTATGATGTGGACAAAGGCAGTATCTCCATAGGAGGGATTAACATAAAAGATATAACCTGCGATAGTCTTTTAAAGAATATAAGTATGGTATTTCAAAAAGTATATTTGTTTCATGATACGGTTTATAACAATATTCGATTTGGGAAACCAGAGGCAAGCTTTGAAGATGTAATAAAGGTGGCTAAAAAAGCTTGTTGCCATGATTTCATTATGAACTTGCCTAATGGATATGAAACAGTTATTGGAGATGGCGGTTCTACTCTTTCAGGAGGTGAAAAGCAAAGAATATCTATAGCTAGAGCAATGCTTAAAAATGCTCCAATTGTTATTTTGGATGAAGCAACTGCCAGCGTAGATCCAGAAAATGAACATGCAATACAAAAGGCTATTAGTGCTTTAGTACATGGGAAAACTATTATAATTATTGCACACCGTCTTGCCACTATTGAAAATGCAGATCAAATACTAGTGATGGATGGGGGCTGTGTTGTTCAAAGGGGAACTCATAAAGAATTAATAAATCAAAAGGGAGTTTATAAAAGATTTTTAGATATACGAAAGACGGCAGAGGAATGGAAGATTTGAAAATATTTGTTTTGTGATTTTACGCATACAAATATCATGAATATTTATTTAACAGTAATTAATACTAAGTAAGGATAGACAAAATAAAAATATAAAAAGGAGATATTTAAAATGGCACATACTTTACCAAATTTAAATTATGATTACAATGCATTAGAACCTCATTATGATGAGCAGACTTTGAAAATACATCATGATATTCATCATAAAACTTATGTAGATGGATTGAATAAAGCGGAACAAAAGCTTCAAGAAGCTAGAGAATCAGGAGATTTTGCATTAATAAAGCATTGGGAAAAGGAAATAGCATTTCATGGGTCAGGTCATATTTTACATACATTATTTTGGGAAAATATGACCCCTAATGGAAATCTAAATCCTGAGGGATCCGCAATTGAAAGAATAAAACAAGATTTTGGAGATTATGAAAAATTTAAAAAACAATTTACGGAAGCTGCTATAGCAGTAGAAGGTTCAGGCTGGACTATTTTAGCATGGAATCCTATGTTTCAAAAATTAGTAATATTGCAGGCAGAAAAACATCAAAATTTAACTCAATGGGGAGTAGTTCCACTATTAATTTTAGATTTATGGGAACATGCATATTATTTAAAATATCAAAATAGAAGGGCAGAGTTTATTAATGCTTGGTGGAATATTGTAAATTGGGATATAGTAAATACTAGATATGATAATGCTATAAAATAAATAATGTAGTATTTAATTAAAAACATAGTAAAAAATTTATTGTTTATTAAGTTCTTTATTCAGACTGTTCAAAAACCCCATGTAAATACATGGGGCTTTATAATTTTTTAATTTGTTATGTGACAGTATATTAAGGCATATTATTATTTTTACTTTATAATAATATATTAAGACATTTATTTAAAGCTTATATAGATTAATCTTTTAAAAAATTCAAATCAAGGAGGAAATATGAATAAAAATTATAGTAAAAAGTCTAAAGAGGAATTAAAAAAGATACTAGCACCAGAGGAATATTATGTTACTCAAGAAAATGGAACGGAAGCACCATATAAAAATAAGTATTGGGATTTAAATGAAGAAGGAATTTATGTAGATATAACCAATGGAGAGCCCTTATTTACTTCAAAAGATAAGTTTAATTCTTCATGTGGATGGCCAGCATTTAGCAAGCCTATAGATAGAAAAATAATAAAAGAATCTATTGATAAAAGTCATGGAATGACTAGAACAGAAGTAAGAAGTAAAAATGCTGATTCTCATTTAGGTCATGTGTTTTGTGACGGGCCAGAAAAGTTAGGTGGATTAAGATATTGTATTAATTCAGCTTCACTTAAATTTATTCCTAAGGACGAGCTTGAAGAAGAAGGATATGGTGAGTATTTAAAGCTGTTTAAATAATAGTAATAAATTTTATTAATAATTTAAATCAAAATTTTTATTATGAAATTGAAAAAAATAGAGATGGCTAGGAAAAATAAGTCATATAATATCTAAAAATTAATAAAAAGTTTACTTATTGTCATATTAATTGTATAATTTATACGTATTAATATTTTGGGGGGAATTATATAATGAAGTCTATTTTTAAAAAATTAATGCCAATTATATTCATAGCAATTTTATCTATCTCTTTAACAGGATGTAGTCCAAAGCCAGATGAAACTGTTAAGGGTTTTTTTGGAGCTCTTAAGCAACAAGATATTAAAAAGGCATCTACATTTATAAACGTTAATTCTTTTTATAAAGAATTAAAAGTTGATGAATTTGATAGCAAAGAGCAGGAGAAAATTGTAAAAGCTGTTTTATCTAAATTTGATTATTCTTTAGGAGATGTAGAAAAGAATGGTAATACTGCTACAGCAAAGGTTTCAGTGACATCAATAGATTTAGGAAAAATAACAATAGAAACAATTGACAAAGTTTTACCAAATTTAATAGATGAAGCTTTTTCTAAAGGAAAAATTGATGAAAAGAAACAACAGGCTGTAATTATTCAACATATGCTGAATTCTATAAATGATCCTAATGCTCCAAAAATAAAAACAAATATTAATGTAAAATTAGTTAAAGGAGATAAGGGATGGCTTATAGAACCTGATGAAGAATTAGCAAATGCTCTAAGTGGTAATCTTTATTCAGTAGCAAAAAAGTTCCAATCTAAATAAAGTAATTAAGAAGCACATACTAAGTAATAATAGTATGTGCTTCTATTTATAGTCAAATAAAATTATAAATAATCAAATAATGCAAATAATTACAGATGCGGTTGTAAATATTCTAGGAGTAGTTATTATATATTTAAGTACAGTAGTAGTACAATATTTTAAGAAAAAGAGACAAGCTTTAATAAATCAAATGGGTAATGAACAATACAACATGCACTACAATAATGCTAAAAGTATATTTTATGCAGTAGAACAGGAATATAGGCTTATACCAAAAAGTGGTGAACAAAAAGCAGAGAAATTCAATAGAATGCTTATGGAAAAAATACCAAGCTTGAAACAAGAAGATTTAGATCATTTTAGAGAGGCTATCGTTGGAGAAATAAACACTCAAATAAAGCAATCAAAATTACTTGAACCAGCAGATTCAATAACTAATGAAAAAAAGCAATTGTTAGATTCTAAGGAAAATAAAATAGAAAATTAGAAAATAGAAAACTTAATTTAAGAAGCTATCTTAGGCTGTTGATAAATATATTTTGTCAACAGCTTTTTATTTTTGCTTATTTTGTTGCGAACCTACTAAGAGTTTTAAGAGATGTTCCTTGTAATTTTAAAAGTGATAGAAATGATTAGTTATTTGTGTGACACTATAGATGGGAAAAATGAATGATATAGTTACTTTTTATTCTTTGACGAATTGTAGTACAAGCACCCTTTAAGATAGAGAAATTATTACATAGCATCCTTTCAATTTTATATAGTTGAAATTGAAAGGAGGGATACTATGTCAAAAGAGCAGTTATTATTAGAGAAAATAGAAGAAGCTAGAACTTTAATGAACCAGCTAATAAGTGAAAAATCTCAGCTCATTGATGAGGAACTTGTACTATTAAGTCAAAAGTTAGATGATTTGCTTAATGAGTACAACAAATTTTTAAGACAGAATCATTAAGTATTAGCATACTAAAGAAGAAAAGTATTAGATTTTTTAATGCTTAAGTTATTCAAAGGACCCCAGGTAGAAATGCCTGGGGTTTTTCTAAAGTTTAAATAAGTCTTCTTTCTCTAAATACATATTTAGGCTCCGTTTGAACTTTACATAGTCTTTTAACTATATGGCCTTTATATCTTACAGTACAAGTACCACAAACTCCTTCACCACAACACATTTTTGCATTATTAGAGCTAGATATTGGTACTTTCCCATCTAAAAATTCTATAAGTTTATATATTATAATATCTTGAGCAGAACAATGAATTATATTAATATCTTCCTTATCTAGGATTTCTTTTAATTTGTCTTTTAATTCTTCTGTAAGCTCACCGGCCTTCAAAGTATTTAATTCTATAACCTCTGCATTGTATAATTCTAAGTAATCTTTTATCAATATATTTTCATAATCAGAATTATCTATTATAGCTATTATTTTATTTCCGTTAGAGTATAATTTTTTCATAACAGGAACTAAAGGCGCTTGACCTATGCCTCTCGATATTAAAAGACTAGCTCCATTTTTTGTCATATAAACATTTTTGAGACCTAATACCCCATTCCAGAAAGGACCCCTTACCAAAATATCATCATTTTTATTTAAACTAGCTATGGTCTTAGTCTTTACACCTCTAATTTCAATAGCGACCTTAATAAAGTTTTCTTCTGTATCTACATCCATAATAGAAATAGGAGCATCATAAAAACCAGAATCATTTTTGTTTCTTAAAAATACAAAACTGCCTGGATAAACCAACTGTTGACACAATTTATGGCTCAATGATATGGTTAGCACTATGGTTTTATCTTCTATGTTATCTTTTTTTATAATCTTACCTAAGTAAGTTTCTCTTTCCTCTTTAGCTTTTTTCCCATTCCAAATAAATTCTTGATATATACAAACACCCTTCCAATTTATACAATCACAAAATTTTTTGCCAGATAACTGAGAACATAATATACAATCTCCCGTTTCAGCTAAATGACAAGGGCATGTTTCCTATGTTAAAGTACGATAATTTGGATTCTTTTGGAAAGAGGGGTTCTATTTTTTTTTAGAACCTATTAAGTTAATTTTAAACTCTCCAGAATCGCCATTCCACTCAACACTTTCTAAAGCACTTTTTAAAAGATTCATTTTTTCTATAGGATCTGTAATATCATCTATTTTTTTATTGAAGTTTTCTAATATTTTTATATAAATTTCTGTGTCTAAGGTAGCTTTAGTTACTTCATTAATTTTTAAAGTTTCATTAGAAAGTTGTAACTTAATATCATTAATTTCCTTGTTAATGTTAGTTACTTCATTTAAAATTATATTAGAGATACTTTCATCATCAATAAGGGAAAGCTTTTTCACAAGGTTGGAGACAGCTTTCTCTTTTTCTTTTAGCTTACTCTCTAATATTTCAATATTATCTGTATCAGTTTTTTCATTCTGAATTAAAGCTTCTTTAAGATTTTTTATTAGAAGCTCCTTATTATATAATTTAAGTTGAGTTATAACGGCAGAGTCTGCTTCATCTGTTCTGACATTTTTATTGTCACATTTATGGCCATAAGAATTATCTTTTTTACCACATACATAATAACTATAGGTAGTTCCAGGATTTTTTTTGCTTTTATGGCCAGTTTTTATAAGCAAGTTATTACCGCATTTTGAACATTTTATAATTCCAGAAAGTAAACCTGTAGATGTAGTACCTTGTCTTCCAGAACTCTTAATTTGTTTTTCAGATTGTTGTTGTAATTGTTGTTGGATTTGTAGCCATTTATTATCATCAATAATGCCTTTATGTTTTCCAACTGCAGCAATCCATTCTGATTTATCTCTTTCTATTCTTATTTCTTTAGTTTTATTAAAAGTTAACATACCATTACCATTTGGAGTCCCAAAGACATTTATATTTTGTGATTCTAAATACTTAAATATATTATCGGAACTTTTTACATAGATGGGAGAAGTAAGCAATTGTTTAAGTGTATTTGTAGAGAAATCACCACCATTTTTACCTCTTATACTGTTTTCTAAACAATATTTTCTTACCTGGCTCATACTACCCATTTCTAAATATTTATCATATATAAGCTTAACAATTTTTATTTCCTCTTTATTTGGGGTTAGTCTCATCATTTGACGTTCTTTACCCATATCATCAATATAAATTTCTCTTTTAGAATCAAATCCTAAGGGACATTGACCACCAAGCCATCTGCCTTTTTTAGCTATTTGTATCATCCAGATTTAACTCTTTCGGCAAGTCTTTCTCTTTCCATTTGTGCCATAGCTGCCAATATAGAAATCATAAATCTACCAGCAGATGTTGTAGTATCGTATGGTTCAGTAGCACTAAGATATACAATACCCAAATTATCTAATTCATATAGAAAGTTATGTAGATCTCTTGCAGTTCTCCCTATACGATCTAGTTTATAAGTTATTACATAATCTATTTTTTTACTTTTAATTAGATTTACCATATTAGTAAAGTCAGGTCTATCTGTAGTTTTACCACTCCAACCCTCATCTTTAAATGTTCTAATTTCATAATCTTCATTAGCAAATTTATAATCTATAAATCGCTTACAAGTATCTACTTGGGCTCCTATAGAATCGCCTTTACCTGTGAAAAGAGATTTACGAGCATATATTGCTATTGCTTTCATAAGTAATCACCTCATATACAATTTTATATTTATTAACTTAAAAGGTAAATATGCAAAATAAGGTATAAAATAAAAGCCCATAAAATATGAGACTTTATGCAGATTCTACTTTTTCAGATTGTTCTAGTTTTAAAGTTTGTCTATATTCTTCTGCTTGAGCTAGTTTAGTAAATTGTACTATTTTATTATGTTTTATTTTAACTATTTGCTCTATCTCTGATAATGATACTTTGAAGAATTCTTTTCTTGAATTAATTTTATTTACTCTTTTAGCTTCAAATTCTTTATGTAATTCATTTTCTAAAGCAGGAGCATCATCACTAAAAATCATTGCATGTACATCAAAAGCAAATGGAACAGAAGCACTGCTTAATTCTGATATTCTATCCATAGGTTCCAATCTTCTAGTCATTCCTATCTTATATACACTTTCACCAAAAGAGCCTATATTGGATATTATATAAACATATCCAGCACGAGTATTTTGCTCTCTGTTTAAAACATTTTCTTTATCTTTTTCTAATAGTGCTAGTTTATCTTCTAATTCTTTTATTTTTTCTTCTAATTTTTCTTTTTTATCAGGAGTACAGTTTTCTAACTGAGATTTAAATTTAGCTAATGCTTGAGAAAAATGCTTTTCTTCTTTAGCTATTTTTTCTTTCATAGCTTCTATTTCTTTTATTACTTTAGCTTCTTCTCGCATACGTTCTTTAAGAGCTCTTTGTTCTTCTTTTTCTTCTTGTTTTTTTCTTTCATATTCATATGCTAAGTATAGTTCTTCAAATTTCAATTTAAGATATGTATGAGAAATAGTAACTTTAGTCACTCTACCTAATTTATTCATAGTATCAAATGCAGAATTTAATCTTTTTTCACATGTCTGTATATTGTTAAATTTTGCTTTTAAAATAACATTATCACATTCTAAGTTAAAAGATCTTAAACTTAATTTTATCATATCGTTGGTCATCTTTTTTCCTTCAGATTTACTATCATTAACAGTCCATTCTATAAAAGATACAGCAGTTTTATTTTTCACCATTTGTTTTTGTTTCGCTCTTATTTTATCTAGTTTATCTTTATATAGTTCAGAATTTTCAAGATTATATTTTGGATTATAGAATCCAAATGATTGCATAAGCTTTTCTTCTTCTAGAACTATTATGTCATTATTTAAGTTAGCTATATTATCATTTAATTTTAAAATAGCTTCAGATTTTTCTTGTATTTCGAGCGCGTGTTTGGATTTTTCTGAATTAAAGTCATTTAAAGTTTTTTCTTTTTCTTCTAATAGTTTGGATATCTCTAATTTGAGATCTTTATATTTTAATTGATCTAAATCATATTTAATATTTTTTAAATTTTGGTTTTCATTTTGAAGTTCGTTAATTTTATTTTTATAATCTTCAATTTCCTTTTTAAATTCCTTAGTTTTAAAAATATCTAAAAAGCTCATTTTAAAAATCCTTTCTTTTATAAGTTATTATTTTAATGGACAGGTGCTCAAAGGCTCTCTTAATGGTCAAGTGTTATATAATTAGATTTATTTCAACATTATGCATAAATAGAAAATATTTCTGAGATAATTAAAAAAATAATCAAACCTTAAATTTAAGTTTGAGAAGTTCTAATGGAATACTTTCTGCAGCAGAAATTTGGTCTAGTGTATATCCAATATATTGATTTAAGATTTTATCTTGGAGTAAGAGTTCAATAGCAAACATATTAGCTTCTTTTTCATATCTATTTTTAACACAGAAAGTGTTTTCTTCTAAAAAAACTATATTAAGTTTGCTATGTAAAATAGCATGTCCTAATTCATGTGATGCAACAATAAGTTGATTATGCTCATCTAATTTACTATTGATATAAATTATCCTATTTCTTTTAAAGTATTGGTAAAAGCCATTAATATTATCATCTAATGGCTCTTTTATAACTATAATTCCCAATTCATCAGCTATTTCAAAAGCATTATGTGTATTATATTTTTTTATAAGTTTATTAACCTGATTTTTTATAATTTTATTCAATGCATATACCTCCCATGATTTGACCATTAGTCCTATTATTCAGGAGTTATTCATTTTTCTTATATTTATTAGGAGTATATTTTTTATTTCTTTGTTTGGCTATTTCCATGCCAACTTTCATAGCATCTAATATACTTTGTATGGCTTCTGGTGTGGCAAGTTCACCATTTAGCATTAGACCTTCTGCATTTCCTAATTTTTCTTTTGTTTCATCTAGTATTTTTTCTATTTCTTTTTCATCTTTTTTTGTTAACTTACCATTATCTGAAGTATAATTCAGATATCCAGCCATTTTCATAAGATATTCATAAGGTGTATTATATGCATTACTGATTAACTGTAAGGTTTCAGGAGTAGGCTTAATAGGAGCGTTATTTCTAGGATCAATTCCTTTTTCTAAAGTACTTAAGTAAGAATGACTTATACCTATTAATTTAGAAGCATTTCTTAAGCTTAATTTTAATTCTTTTCTTTTATTTATTAAAAAAGCCTGTAAATCATTCATTTTAACACCTCCTCAATACTATTGTAATGCAAACATTACAAAATTAAAATGAAATTTTAAAAATATATGTATAACTTGCTTGACAATATGTAATACTAGTATTACAATAATAAATGTAAGGAGGTGGACTTCATGAAGAACAAACTAAAAAAATTACGACTTCAATTCGGTTTAACACAAGGGGAATTAGCACAAAAACTCAAAGTAGCAAGGCCTACTATTTCTAATATAGAAAGAGAAATATATACTCCTAGTGGTTCGTTGATGATACGTATAGCTAATTTTTTTGGAAAACCAGCAGAACAAATTTTTTTTGAAGATAGTGTAATGCAGGAAGAACAAAAGATTATTTAACTATAGTTTATGTAGTTCTTAAAAAATTACTTTAGTAAAAGGGAGGATGTAGGGTGAGTAACTTACAGATTTTTAAAAATCAACAACTTATAGCACTTAATCAAAATAAAAATGGAGAAGTGATAATAAGTGGTAGAGAATTACATGAGTTTTTAGAAATAGGAACTCAATATACAAAGTGGTTCGAAAGAATGAAAGAATATGGTTTTGTTGAAAATCAGGACTTTGCAACTATTAGTCAAAAAAGACTAACAGCTCAAGGTAATGAAACGACTTATACAGATCATGCCATAAAATTAGACATGGCAAAAGAGCTTGCAATGATACAAAGAAATGAAAAAGGAAAGCAAGCAAGACAGTATTTTATAGTGGTAGAGAAAGCATGGAATAGCCCTGAAATGATAATGAAAAGAGCGCTAGAAATTGCTAATAGAAATGTACAAAATTTAAAACTAGAAAATGAAGAACAAAAGCAGCAGCTTAAAAAGCAAAAACCCAAAGTACTATTTGCAGATGCAGTATCAGTTGCACATACATCAATTCTAGTAGGAGATTTAGCAAAATTAATTAAGCAAAATGGTATAGATATAGGAGCTAAAAGATTATTTGCTTGGTTAAGGGAAAACGGATACTTAATTAGAAGAAAAGGAACAGATTATAATATGCCAACTCAATATAGTATGGACTTAGGATTATTTGAAGTTAAGGAAACATCTATTACACATTCAGATGGGCATATAAGTATAAGTAAGACTCCAAAAATTACTGGGAAAGGCCAGATATATTTTATAAATAAGTTTGTAGAAAAACAAACTAAAAGCGAGATAGCTTGTACTAAATAGGAGGTAACAGTATGGAAGATATAAAGGTAACTGTTACACAAGAGAAAAGAGAAGAAACAATAGATAAGATATTAGATCTTGTAGAAAAAGAATTTAAAGGTATAGATGTTACAGCAGTATTTACTAAAAAGCTGTTAGAGGACACTGTAAGAACTTTAGAAAACAGATGTATGGAAACATCACTTAGATTTATAAATAAAGGGGTAAATGAGGGGCACTAAACCAATAGGAGGAAAATGAAATGTTAGAAAATATGAATGAGTTTAGATGTCCAAAATGCCAAAAATTGTTATTTAAATATAAATTAAAAGGAGAATTAAATCTAGAAATTAAGTGCACAAGATGTAGAACATTTACTAATACAGCACTAAATAAAAATAACTTTAACAAATAGGTACGATTTTTCATAAGATGAATAATAACTAAGTAAAGAGAGGAGGAGAACTATGGCCAAAATTAAAAAAATTATAGTGAACTATCCAGAAGACCCAAAAGTAATGGAAGAAATACAAGATGAAGCTATGAAAATATTAGCTAGAGCCTTAGTTAAAAAACATCCTCCAGAGGTTATAGAAGAAATTATAAAAAAACTAGAAGAGAGGTAACAAAATTTATGGCAAAAGGTGCAGAAATTAAAAAAGTAACTATTAAAATCCCAGAAGATACAACAATAGAAGAAGTAGAAAGAAAAGCTTGTGCTGCTTATGCCAAGATTCTGTCAGAAATGTATCCTTCAGAGGTTATAGAAAAAATTATAGAAGGACTAGAAAAAGAATAACTATAGATAAGCAAGGCTGAAAAGCCTTTTTAAAAAATTTTACTACAGCAAAAATGCATATACTTCTCTAATCTATGTATATGCTAGAACATTGTAAATAGTACCAAAATGAATAATTAGGAGGAATTGTAATGGCCAAATTATATGAGTTAACTCAAAATTATAACAATCTTTTAGATTTAGTAGACAATCCAGAAGTAGCAAAAGAAGTGCTAGAAGAAAGTTTAAATCAAATACATGAGGAAATAGATATAAAACTAGAAAATGTAGCTAAAGTAATTAAATCTATAGAAGTGGATGCTAAAGGTTTAAAAGAAGAAGAGAAGAGGCTAGCAGATAGAAGAAAGTCTCTAGAAAACAGAATAGTAAATTTAAAAGAGTATGCAGAAAACTCTATGAGAGTGACAGGCATTACAAAAATAAAGGGTAAGGTATTTACATTAGGCATACAGAAAAATGTACCTAGTGTTGAGATAACAGAAGAAGAAATGATTCCAGAAGAATACTTTATAACTGAAAAGAAGTTAGTTAAAAAAGATATATTAGCAGCACTTAAAGAAGGAAAAGAAGTTCCAGGGGCAGCTATAAAACAAACAGAAAGTTTAAGAATTAGATAGGAGGAGAAACAATGGAAAATCAATTAGAAATAGTTAAAAACAATCAAGTTACTAGTCTTATAGATAGTGTAGATATAAACACTATACAGGGAACTATGCAAAAGATAGCAACATTTCAAGCAGTAATTCAAAAAAATTTAAAAGATGGTCACGACTTTGGAGTAGTTGCAGGAGCAGGGAGTAAACCAACACTTTTAAAGCCAGGTGGAGAAAAAATTTGTATGATGTTTGGACTTAATCCTGAGTATGAGTTTTTAGAAAGAACAGAGGATTATAAAGATGGATTCTTCGCCTATAACATTAAATGTACTCTATACAGAAATGGCAATCCAGTAAGCCAAGGAGTTGGAAATTGCAATAGCATGGAAAAGAAATATAGATATATAAATGTTGATGCAGTACCAGATGGGATAGATCCTAGTACAGTAGAAAAAGTAACAACTAGGTATGGAACAGTTAAATATAAAATACCAAATCCACATATAGAAGACTTAGTAAATACAATTTTAAAGATGGCTAAAAAAAGAGCGTTTATAGATGCAGTGTTACAGGTAGCAAGCTTAAGTGATGTATTTACACAGGACCTAGAGGAAATGCAAGAGTTTTTACAACAAGAGCATGTACAAAATATTGATGAAAATAGTGCTGGGAACATTAAAATAAACTTTGGTAAAAATAAAGGTAAAACTTTAGGCCAGATAATGAAAGAAGCCCCTGATTATATTGACTGGTTAATGAAAAATGCTAAAGACCAGGTAATACAAAAGGCTTGTAAGATATTGATAGATAAAGGATTAAGTAAAAAAGAAGATATAGCAGAGGCAGAAGAAGAAGAAGATTTACCACCATTCCTACAAGACCAGGAGGTATAGTTATGGATAAAAGCGATAAAGATGCATTAATATATCGTTTAAATTGGGTTTTAAAATATGCTGAAGAAGGAAAGATAGAGAACATAAAAAATGAAGTGGAAAGCCTTATAGATGAAATAAATCACTATGACTTAGTAGTTCCATTTTAGAAAGGAGGTGAGAGTGTGGATAATTCTTTTAAAACTTTAATACAAAGTATAAATGCACAACTGGCTGTACTAAATGAAAATGGATATTCAATATATGATATTGATAATCCAGAATATTTTATAAGTGGTGTAAAATATGACAGCGATAGTGATGAAGTTGTATTTGAAACTATAGAAGATAAAAGCAAATAGGTGCTCTGCAAAGCACCCATTGGAAATTGATTGATTTAAAAATTGGATAAGAGCTCTGCAAAGCTCTTGTCCCTTAGTATAACACACATATCAATGGTTTCTCAATATAGTATATGGACAAAAGTAGAAAAATATACATGGGGGATGGAAGAAATGAAAAGAAGAGAGGTTTTATGGCAATTAGACAGTTTGATAAATAATAGCAAAAGCTTAATAACAAGTGATGGTGATTACAACTCAATATGGGAAGATGACATAAAAGCTTTAAAAATAGCAAAGAAGGCAGTAAGTAAAGAGTATAGATATAGATTTTGGGCCAACTTAGTTTTAGCAATAATAGTATTAATAATATTTGGGAGTTTTGTAGTAATGTCTTATTTTATATACAGATAAAACAAAAGAAAGGGTTGATATAATGGCAGAGGTTAAGTGGATAAAGATAACGACCAATATGTTTGATGATGAAAAAATAAAGTTAATAGATGCCATGCCAGAAAGAGATACAATTCATTATATTTGGATAAGGCTTTTAGTTCAGGCAGGAAAAACAAATGCAAATGGATATATTTTTTTAAATGAGAATGTTCCATATACAGAAGAAATGTTAAGTACTATTTTTAACAGACCATTAAATTCAGTAAGGTTAGCTCTAAAAACATTAAATGATTTTGGAATGATAGAATTAGCTGAAAATCATTTAATTAAGATTACTAACTGGTCAAAGCATCAAAATATAGAAGGTATGGAGAAAGTAAGGGAACAAACTAAGAAAAGAGTAGCAAAGCATAGAGCAAAGAAAAAAGAATTATTAGAAGCTGCCAAAGAGGAAACTTGTGGAAGTAACGAGGTTAAAAAGAGTGTAACGTTACATGAAACGTTAAGTAACGGAACAGAAGAAGAAGAAGATAAAGAAGAAGATATAGATATAGAAGAAGATAATAATCTTCTTTATATAGAAAATAACATAGAAAAAATTATAGATTATTATTGTTCTAAAGCTGGTATAGTATCAATTAATTTTAAACCAAAAGAATTTGAAACAGTAGAAGAGCTATTACAAAAAGTTCCTGTAGATGTAATAAAAAAGGGTATAGATGATGCTTTTAAAAATTATAAACCAAGTTTTAAAGGTGAAAAGATAAGTTCATTTAACTATTGTAAACCAGTAATATTAAAAATTTGGAATAATATAAACATCAAAAAGAAAGGAGCAAAATCACAAAATGGAAACAATAGCTCAGGTACTGATGAACAGCAAAGACTTACAGCCGAAGGTATCGGAATATAAAATAAAAACTTGTGGTAATTGTGGGGAACCAATAGAAAAAATAATTAATTTACTAGGTACAGAAAGAATTGTTCCCATAATGTGTTCATGTAAAAAGGCAAAGCATGAGGCCAAAAGAATTGAAGAAGAAAACAAAAATAGACAATTGAGAGTTAAAAGCATAATTAAAAATTCATTAATGGATGAAAAGTTTAAGAGCAGTAGATTTGATAACTGGGACTTTAGTAAAGGCACTAAGAAAATGTACAATATAGGCTTTAAGTATGCATCAAAATTTTCTGAAATGAAAAAAGAATCAATAGGACTATTAATTCACGGTGATCCTGGCAATGGTAAAACTCATACAACAGCATGTATAGCAAATGAACTAATAGATAAAATGATTCCTGTTATATGTGTAAATATAGATGGTTTACTAAATAGAATCAAAGAAACATATAACACATGGGGCAAAGAAGGAGAAGAAACTATATTAAAAAGTTTGAGCAATGCAGATTTATTGATTATAGATGATTTAGGAACAGAGCAGGATACAGATTGGGCCAAAACTAAAATATACAACATCTTGGATAGCAGGTACAGAAATGGATTACCAATTATAGTTACTACAAATATTTCTTTAGTAGAACTTAAAGAAAAATATCATAAAAGAACTTATGATAGGTTATTAGAAATGTGTACACCAGTATTTAATGATGGAAAGAGCATAAGAGTAGAAAAGGCTAAAGAGAAAACACAAATATTAAAAGAATTATTAAGTTAAAGAATGGGGGATAAAAATGGGAATATGGATTAGAAGTAAAGGGAAAGATGTTTTAGTAAATTGCAAAAATATAGAGGTTGATGGATTAAGTGTGTATGGGTCTCATTATTTTTTAGGAGAATATTCTACAGAGGGAAGAGCATTAGAAGTATTAGATATGATAGAGGATAGGATAATGAAAGGAAATAAATTTGATGATATATACAATGGGAAAAGAACAACTAGGGACTTTGTATTCCAAATGCCACAAGAATAGGAGGTAAAGAAGTGGGTAAAAAATTCACACTGAATAAAGACCAACTAGAAGAATTGATAAAGAAACACACCGTAAAGGAATTAGTATATATAACAGGATACGGAGAAAGCACTTTATATGCACACTTAAATAAACATAATTTAATAACAAAGAAAAGAAGAGATTATACAAAAGAAGAGTTGATCTATTTAGAAGAAAAGTGGGGTGCTAAAAGTGTTAAGTCTATAGCTAAAAAATTAAATAGGAGTGAATGGGCAGTAAGAATGAAAGCCTACAAAATGGGTTTAGGTGATCCTAAGTTGAGTATAGATGGAATAACCATTAATCAGTTATCTAAAGCTATAGGAGTTCATTATCAAAGTATAATGAGAAATTGGGTTGAACAATATGGGTTCCCAGTTAAAAATAAGGTTTTAATAAATGAAAGTATTACGTATGCTACACAAAATGATTTTTGGGAGTGGGCTAAAGATAATAAAAATTTGATTGATTTTTCAAGAATAGAAGAAAATATTTTAGGAAAAGAACCACAATGGGCCAAAGAGAAAAGAAGAATAGATATATTGGCCAATAACAAAAGTAGAAATAAAAGACCTTGGACAGATTCAGAAATAGAAAAATTAATAAGTCTATTAAAAACCTATAACTTTACTTATGCAGACATAGCTGAAAGATTAGGAAGAAGTCAATCTGCAGTTAAAAGAAAAATATATGATTTAAAGATTCCATATAGGCCAGTACCTAAAAGAAGAGGTGTATTTTGGACTAAAGACCAAAAAGTAAAATTAAAGAAACTCTACGATAAGGGCTATACACCTACTTTAATATCTAAAACTATTGGTAAAAGTGAATTTAGTATATATGAAAAATTAAGAGCAATGGAGGGATAAAATGATAACTGTATTAGTTAAGGAGCTAGAAAATAAATATGTACAAGAAACACAAAGCCTTAAAGAAGAAAATATAATTCTAAAGTTTCTTCTAAAGGAATGTGTAAAGAAAAGTATGGACTATAAGGAACTATTACAAGAAAGTTTAGACTTGTTGGACAAGTACCAAGAGGAAGTAGAGAAATTAAGCTTAAGAACTAATTTATGGGCAGATGAAGCAGTAAGGCTATATAACGAACATGGAAATTTAGACAAGGCTCTAAGAGCTGTAGGAAAAGAAATAATACTATATGAATTAAATAAAAATAAGGGAGAGATGTAATTATGAAATCAACTGGAGTTGTAAGAAAACTAGACAATTTAGGAAGAGTGGTTTTACCAAAGGAACTAAGAAAGACTTTAAACTTGGATGAAAAGGATCCTCTAGAAATATACGTAGATGGAGAGCAAATCATATTAAAGAAGTATGCTCCAGCATGCATATTTTGTGGAGAGGCAAATGAGGTTATAAATTTTAAAGGTAAAAATATTTGTAAAATCTGTTTAAAGGAGTTAGGCAAATAGTGAGTATTGAAGATTATGTAAATTTAAAAATTAAAGAAATGGTAAATGATGCACATAGAAATGCAATAGATCATGGGTTTTGGGAAGAAGAACAGAATATAATAACTAAAATGTGTGTAAAAGAATTTGAAAATGAGGAAATTAAAGCCGTAAAAAGAGCATTTATGTGTCAAAGATTAATGCTTATAGTGAGTGAAGTATCAGAAGCAGTTAATGCATTAAGAAAAGATGATAAAGAAAATTATGCTGAAGAGCTTGCAGATATAATTTTAAGAACGTCTGATACTTCGCTAGGAGATACAGTTGATATTGAAAAAGAGATTAAAAAGAAAATGAAAAAGAATAGGAGTAGACCATATAAGCATGGTAAAGTATTTTAGATAACTAAATACTGTAGGTATAGGCTAATTATGGCCATATTTATACCTATAGTGTATGAGTATAATAAAACACTGATACAGAAAGGAGAACAATATTATGGAAAAGATGATTAATCTAGAAACCTTTGCTGATGGAGCATTAGCAGAAAAGGTAAATATGGCATTAAAGGAGGTGTTAACAAACATAACCGATCCAAATACATCATGGAAAACTAAAAGAAAATTAACCCTAGACATAACATTTAGTGCTGGGGAAGATAGAGAGTTAGCAATGCTAGATATAGTTGCAAAGACTAAATTAGCACCAGCTAAACCATTAAATAGCAAGATAGTCATAGGAACAGATGGAAAAGGTGGAATTTTAGCCAGTGAATTTAAGAATCAAATCCCAGGACAAAGCACTATGAGAGTTGATGAAGAAACTGGCGAGGTATTAACTACTGCAGAAGAAAAAGAAGTAGATCTTAAAGGAATCAAATTAGTAAAATAATAAAAATAAAATTGGAGGAATGAAAAATGATAAATAAAGAAGCTTTAGAATACTTAGTAAATTTAGGAGAGAAAAGGGACCCAATTATTCAACTAGATCAAGGAACTTTTTCAACAAAAGGATTAGATAGGGTTGCAGGACCATTAGCAGACACATTAACAGTATCAACACTTACAGGATTAGTAGATTATATAAAGGCCAATATTGATATATTGCCAGAGCAGCTATTAGTTCAAGTTAAATCATATGATGAAGTTAGATTATATAGTCCTTTAAATCCAGATAGAGAACGTGAAGAGTATATAAGAGCAGAGGCCATTTTACCAAACAACATTTATTATGACAGATTTATAGGAACAGAAGAATTCAACATCATGCTTCAATCTAGTTTTGTAGATGTAGGAGATAAAGAGGTTCTATTAAAATATACAGGCCTAATAAAAGATGAAGCAGTAAAAAGTACAGGTGATGATGGAGTATCTCAAGCAGTGACAATAAAAACTGGTGTAGCAAGCGTAGGACAAGCGGTAGTGCCTAATCCAGTAGCATTAGCACCATATAGAACATTCCCAGAGGTACAACAACCGACAAGTAAATTTATATTCAGAATGCAACAAGGACCTAAAGCAGCTATTTTTGAAGCTGATGGTGGAGCTTGGAGAAATCAAGCAATGCAAAGTATAAAAGCATACCTACAAGAAGAATTAAAAGAAATACAAAACATTAACATAATATCCTAGGTTTTAAAAAGCTAAGGGTATAAGACAAACTTTATACCCTTGGCATACTAAATAAATCTGAAAGAAGGTTTAATTAATGAAATATTGTGAGGAATGCGGAAAAAACGTAGTAGAACTACATCATATAATTTTCAGAAGCCAGGCTTCATATATGGCTAATATAAATATTAATTTTAAATATATATGTCCAAATTGCCACAGAGGTGATAATGGACCGCATATGAATAAAAAGAAAAATTTAGAATACAAGCTAGAATTACAGAAGAAGCTATTTGGACTATTTGATAAAGATTATTTTACAGAAAAAGAAATAAAAGAAAGACTAGAAACAACTATAAGTGAAGCTAGGAAAATAACTAAGAAATTAAAGCTTTATAAAGAAGGTTATGAAAAGATAGATATAATACAAAGACTTATGGGAGGTCATTTGTATGTCAAATAGAGATAAAGCAAATAAAACTTATATATTACTTCAGCAAAGAAAGAGAAATAAGGAAAGAAGAAAAGAACAGGATTATATGTTACACGCAATAGAGAACCTGGATAGAACCTATAAGAAAAATTATAAAGGCCTAAAAAGGAGAGGTCAAATTTGAGGTGGACAGAGGAACAGTATCAGGAGTACCTAAAAAATAGAGGTCAGAAAGTAGAAAAACCCAAAGCTCAGAAAAAACAAAAATATAAAAATAAAGGTACCTGGATAGATGGAGTATTTTTCAGAAGTCAATTAGAAGCTAAAAGGTATTGCCAACTTAAATTATTATTTCATGCAGGAGAGATATCAGGGTTTGTGTTACAACCACAATTTGTATTACAGGAAGGTAACAGAGAGAATAGAGCAATTACTTATAGTGCAGACTTCTTAGTTTTAAATAAAGATGGGACTTATACAGTAGAAGATACAAAAGGCTATGAATCAGAGCAATGGAAGAAAACATACAAACAATTTAAACTTAGATATCCAAATATAGATTTAAAGATACTAAAGGAAGTGTAGATATGACACCAATAGAAATAATGCAAAAGATAGGAGTATGTCAGCAAGCTTTGACTAGAGGAAATACAGAATTAAAAACTCTAGGAGTAAAGAAAGCTAGAGCAGAACATGACTACAAAGTAGCTCTTAGAAAAGAAATTTTAAGATTAAGACAGTTAGAGAAACAGCCAACGACACTAATAAATGATTTAGCTAAAGGAAAAGAAGAGATTGCTAAATTAAGATTAAATAGAGATATAGCAGAAACTAATTATAGTGTATGTATAGAAGCTATGAGAAATTTGAGATTAGAACTTGAAGCATATAGAAGTTTTCTTACATGGGAGCGTGTAGAGCTTAAGAATACGTAATTTGAAATAAGGAAGGCTAGATAATGGATAGAGATACAATTTTAAAAATAATGACATATTTAGAGGACGAGAACAACAAAAGAAAAGAGGAAATTTATAAATTAATGGGTGATGAGAATTATACCATAGAGAGAATAAGAGAATTACAATTAAAGAATTGTGGTATAGGAATAGCTATAGATATAGTGCGAAGTTATATAGAAGTTTACCATTGTTAGAAATTCATAAACAAAATATTTAAAGAGAAAAAAGAGACGGGATATGAAATAATTGCGAATGAAAGGAGTAATTTATGTTAGATAGAAATGACATACCATATTTAATTCAATTGGTTAATGAGGATAGGAGAAAAATAATGTTGGCATATAAGAATAATGATGAACTAAAACAAGCTGAAATGACTGGTAGAGTTAGAGAAAAAGTAATTAATGATTTAAATGAATTATATGATAGTTTAAATATTTAAGTCACAATTCAAGAATAAGACTACTTAAATTAAGGAGGAGTATTAATGGAAGAACAGATTAAAAAAATAAAGTTTTGTGATGATTGTGAAAAACATCAATGTAAAACTCACTATGACGGGGAAGGCGATAGAATAGATAGGGTGTTTTGCGAAGAACTTAATAGAATAGTGTATCAATATTCGGATGATTGGGATAAAGCAGATATACCAAATGATTGTCCATTAAGTTTATAATGTGAAATTATTGTGAAGGAGGTTTTGTGAGGTGTATTCACTTAATGTGGAAAAAGAAACAGAATATCTAATATATACGGAAAAAGAAACTATTGAATGTGCTGATATAGATGACATGACAAGTTTTGCAAATACATTATTAAACAATGGGTGCAAGGAGATTAGATTGGTTATATCTGATTAATCGTAATACAAAGAGAAAGGAAGGAAATTGAAGATGAAATTTTACGAATTTAATTATTTTGAATATTATGCTTTAATTTTAGCCAAAGATGATATAGAAGCAATAAAAGGATATGAAGAAGTAGTAGCAGATTTAGATGATGAAGAGAAAGAATTAGCACCAGATATTATTACAGAGAAAGAGGCTTTAGAAAAATATATAAAAGGACATATTGAAGGTTGCGAAACCAATGAAGAAAAGGAGAAAGATTTTTATCAAGCTATAAATAATTTTAAAAAGTTTGTAAAGGAATCTACAGAAAAATATCTTATCTTACTTATAGATGGTGGTTTGATTTAGTTCATAATTCAAAGGGTAGATCCAGGAATGAAATTATTGAGAAGAAAAAGGTAAATAAAAATGAAAACAGAAAAAGAAATTAGAGAAGAGATAGAATGCTGTAAAAAAACAATAGACAACTATAAAAAAGCCTATAAAGAAAAGAAAATACCTAAAGATGTATTAAAATCAACATTGCTTGAATGTGAAAATATGATATCAGCACTTAAATGGGTATTAGGCGAAAATGACAGATATGATTAATACACAATTCAAATAAATTGTATTTTAGAAAGAGGGTAAAAGGTTGGATAAAAAAATAAAGTGTGATTTGTGTGATAAGACAATATTTTATAATAGCAGTATTCCAATGATAAACAAAATAAACAAAAATACCATGGATATTTGTAAAGAATGTTTTGATGAATTTTTTAATAAGTCAGGTTCAAATAAATAACATGATTATTATGAGAAAGAAGGTTACTGGATGGGAAATTGGGGAATTGCAGAAACAGCAACACCCAAAGAAAAATTAAAATCAAAAATGGCTGATTTTTTAAATGGACTTAATTCTGTAGGTGAAATCGGTTATAAGGCTTATTGTGAGATATTTGATTTTTCAATGGATTTGCTTTGTAAAATGTACGATTTAGGGGAAACGGAATCAATTACAAAAGAACAAAATGAAGAATTAAAATTAATGTTAGGAATAATCTTGGAGTCACATAAAAAGGGGTATTCGAGCATTACCCCACCTATCGTTAAAAGAGTAAAAGAACTATTAAAATAATGTCGTAATACAAATATAGGAGGATTGCTAAATAAAGATATTAGAAGAAGTAATAGAAATGCTTCAGGATATGGCCGACGTGGCTGATGTAACTGGTTCCGCATATTTATATAGACGAAATACACCACATATCAGAGAAATGATTAGTACTTTAAAGACGTTAGATAGTGACTTGGCTGATAATAAATAAATTAATTCACAATACAAAAAGAAAGTAAAGGAATGATAAATGTGAAATTAAAAGAATTAAGGCCTATACTTAATGCCGATACGATAAATATAGAATGGCATAAAAAAGAGAATTATTTTATAAAAGAGAAAAACAGTAAAAATAATGAGTATTTATCAATATTTCAAGATTCATCAAGTATGTGGTGCGTGTTTGGTGAATATGAAATAAAGGAGATCTATGTAGAGGAAGAAATCTTAATTATAGTTATTGAATATTAAAAAAGAGATGTAGTAATCTACAATACAAAGATAAGGTTCAGGAATGAAATAAATGAGAGAGAATCTAATAAATAATAGGAGGCCAATATGAATAATAATTTTAGAAAATTATTAAATGGAGATTGTATTGAAAAAACATTTCATTTAAAAAACAGAATAATGGAACGCATAAAAATTGGAGAATATGAGTTGTCTATCCAAGCTTCAAAATTTCATTATTGTACACCAAGAGAGACAATTACTGATTTATATAAATATAAAGAAATGGAAGTAGCAATATTTAATAAGGATGCATGGGTTGACTTAGAAGAAGATACCTTTTTTAATAACTGGAAACATAGAAATAAATTTTTACAGTTATATGATGGAATGGTTGCGGGGTATGTACCTATAGATATAATACAAAGCCTTTACAACTATATAAAAGATAATATGAATGAAAAGCAATCTAAATATAAAAAACGGGTTATAAATAGACAAAAGCTATATGAAAAAACAAAAAAATTAGGAAGATTATAAATTATAATTCGAGAAATAAAAGTAAATAGGTGTAAGGATTAAAATGTATATTCTTACACCTTAACTGTACTAGTATATTAGAACTATATTACAGCTAGGAGAGATGTTATGAAAATTGAGCCAGGATATATTAACTTTGGGAATCAAATAGATATATTTAACTTAATTAAATATATGAACAAAGAAAAAGAAATTAATAAGTCTTTAAAGAAAAATCAAGATAAAGAAGTGAAAATAGAAAAATAGAGCAGGCTAGAAGAAATACTAAAGAACAAAAAATAAAAAGAGAGCTAGTTAGTTTGGACAACCGGTTAGCTCTCTTAAAAATAAACTACTAGAGATATTGTAACATTAGTGTATCTCGGTGGCAATATAGGAGGAAAAATTATGTGTAGTACAAGTAAAGACGAAGTTGTAATTAAATTAGTTGGGAAGCTATCTTTGGAGTTCTCAAATATAGACCAATTAAAAGTTAGGCAATTAGTTGAAGAAGTGCTTTATAAATATGATATATTGCCACAAGAAAATGCATTAATGACAAGTGATATAGAAGAAAAAATAGCAATATATTTGGCAGCTAAGAAATTGGATGGATTAAGTGTAAAAACATTAAAAAACTATGAATACAATCTATTAATATTTTCAAATCATTTAAGAAAGCCTTTAGCAACAGTAACAACTATGGATCTAAGGATGTTTTTAGCTGTGAGATGTAAAAGCATGAAACAAACTAGCGTGAATGGCCAAATATCAATTTTAAAATCATTTTTTAGTTGGCTTGCTGATGAAGAGTATATACCTAAAAACCCAGCTAAAAAATTGAAACAAACTAAAGAACCTAAAAGATTACGACGTGCATTAAGTCAAGAAGAATTAGAATTGTTAAGACAAGCAACTAAAACAGATAGAGAAAAAGCTTTAATAGAGTTTTTAATAAGCACTGGATGCAGACTTTCAGAAGTGGTTGGAGTAGATAAGGCAGATATTAATTGGTATGAAATGAGTTTGCATGTTATAGGTAAAGGAAATAAAGAGCGTAAGGTTTATTTTAATATTAAAACCAAAATTTTATTAAAAAAATATTTAGGAAGTAGGAAGGATACCAATTCGGCATTGTTTGTAGCAAGTAAAGGGCTTCATAACAGATTAGGTGGTAGAAGTATTGAGAGAGAAGTTAAAAAAGTTGCTAAAAGGGCTGGCTTAGATAAATCAATATATCCGCATTTATTTAGACACAGTTATGCAACTCATAATCTTAATAGTGGCATGCCATTACCAGTGTTACAACATTTGATGGGACATGAGGATAGTGCTACAACTATGATTTATGCGGAGTTATTAGAAGAAAACATTCAACATGAATACAAAAAAATATCTTAAGGAGTGTAACTATGGTTAAAATGAAAGGAAAAGTAAGAGTGCTTATATTACCATATAAAGATTTTAAACATAGAATTAGACTTACTAAGTATTATGAAAAAGATTATAGTATAGAAAACATGAATGGTTATTTATATATGGTTAGGAGGGTATGAGGTTGGTAGAAGTTATATTCGGTAGTGTGGCAATAGTTAGTTTAACGGTATTAATGGCAGTTATAAAGGTTAATAAGAATAAGTGTAATATGTGTCATTATAATTGTGATAACTGTGGAGAAAAAGATGTATGCGGCATAAAGAAAGGGGCTAAAAACTATGATGAATAAAAAAAATTATGAGAAATATAAGAAGAATGTAGAGAATGATTTAAGAAATTATCCATATTGGTTGTTAGCCATAGAAACACCAGGATTAGGTTCACCGAATAGATGGGGAGAAATAAATCAGAACAAATATAATCATACAAGTACTGTAGAAGAAGATATGTTAAGGGATATGGAAAAGAGTTGGAAAGTTGATGTAATAACTAAAGTATTAGGACAGTTAGATCCTACAAGTAAAAAGATAATTGAAGAGTGGTATTTTAGAGATATTATGACAAGAGAAGAAATACAAGAGAGCTTAAATTTAGATAAGAATAAGTTTTATTACTATAGGAATAGGACTTTAAAAAAATTTATGGCAGCTCTAAATTATATTTAACAAATAAAAAGTTAGAAAAAAATCAAGAAAAATTAAAGAAAAAATTAATGCAACAAAGGGAAAGGTAATATATCATATGATATAAGGGTTAAAAGCCCACGCAGGGGTTTTATCGTATAGTAAGGCAACTGCTAAAATAAAAAATATATAATATATTGTGTATGTACTAAAAGGCACTTGGAACAGATTTTTAATCTATAATCCAGGTGCTTTTTACATACCTGTAAAAGTACAGGAGATTATATCAAAAGGATGTGAGGATATGCTAAGTATGTATACAAGTTATATATGTTGTATTTGTAAAAAAGAATTTGTTTTATTAAGTGAAGATGTAGAGAATCTAAAAGGATACTTAGTATGTCCTTACTGTTCTAGTAGAAAAGTTAAGAAAGAAAAAATAACAGATAGCTTAAAAGAGTGTATGGGACATAGTAGTTATAAGAAAATAAAAGGAACAATAAGGCAGGTGAGATAGTTGGGGATAAAAAGGCCTGCTAAACCAATTACTAGTACAACTAAAGTATTAGATATACAAGACTATCTCAGATACAAAAATGAAAGAGATTATGTATTATTTATACTAGGAATTACAACAGGGTATAGAGCAGGTGACTTAGTTAAATTAAAGGTTAGAGATATTAAAGAAGCTTTAAAGAGAAATGAATTTACAATTTATGAAGGAAAGAAAATGAATTGTAAAAACATAAAAGAGAGAAATAAAAAACCGAGATCGGTTGAGGTACTTCCTAAGCTAGCTAAAATATTAAAAGGTTGGATTAAAAATAAAAAAGATTATGAATATATATTTCAATCTAGAAAAGGTATTAATCAGCATATAGGAGTGCAAGCGGTAAGTAATATATTAAAAGAGGCAGGAGAATATTTCAGTTTACATGATATAACTGCACATAGTATGAGGAAGACGTATGCATATAAAATATACATGGAAAGTGATAAAAATATAGTTGCAGTTAAAGAGTTATTAGGCCATAGAAGTATAGAAGAAACTAAAAAGTATATAGGACTAGATAAAGAAAAGTATCATCAATATTCAAAATCATTAGAGGAATATATTAGATGATATTTTATTTTTTTTTATTAGTCAATGTTTAAAAAATTATATAGTAAGTATTGAAGGTATAAAATTAAGTGCATATATTAGAAGTTAATTTTTAGAATGAATGTGCTATTCACATATATAATTAAACATTCGGACAGATTTTAGTCGTATGTACAAAATCTATATATATCAATGCTTTCAAAGGTTTTTGTTAATAAATGTTATTTTATGTTTCTATACTAAATTTAAAAAGTTAGGAAATATAAAAAAATAGCGTAGCACTTTACAAAGCAAGTGCTACGATAAAGAGGTGAAAAGATTGGCAAGAAGTGATAGCTTTGAAGACATAATTGAAAGTCATCTAGACGAGATAGAACAATGGGTTGAACAAAATAAAACTGATAAGGAAATAGCGGAAAAGCTAGGGATTGCATATTCCACATATAGGAAATATAAGAGCACTAACGTAGCACTTAAGAGCCGAATTGCTACGGCAAAAGATAAGAAGAACCAGGAAGTAGAAAAGGCATTGTATAAATGTTGTATTGGATATCATTACTATGAAGAAGTAATAACAAAAGTTAAAACAGAAGATGTAGTCGATGGACAAATAATAACAAATGAAGATGTTAAGATTAGTAAAGTTAAAAAATATAAAGGCCCTGAGTTAAATGCACAGAAGTATTGGTTAAATAATAAAGAGAAAGCTAAATGGAAAGAAGACCCACACAAAGCTGCTAATGATAAAAAGCTTACTAAGCTTAAAGAAAAAGAAGTTAACTCAAAGGTTATAGATATATAATGCCTATATATAGAAAGTGTACTGAATGCGGTAAGAAAGTATTAGAAGGTACTTTGTGTAAGTGTGAAGAGAAGAGGAGAAAAGAAAGATATAAAGAGTATAGAATGAATAGGAACGATAAGAAAGAACAGTCTTTCTATTCTAGTACAACATGGGTAAGGTGTAGAGATAGCGTAGCAGTTCATCAATTTGGATTAGATTTAATTGAGTGGTCTAAAGGAAACATAGTACAAGCAGAGACTTACCATCACATTGAACCTATTAAGAGTGATTGGTCTAAGAGATTAGATAGTAGTAACCTAATAGGACTAACACAAGAGAACCACATTAGAGTGCATACATTAATGAATAAGAGCGATAAAGATAAAATCATGATAGAAAAATTTTTAAAAGATTTAATAAAAAAGTTTAATAAAGAATTTTATTAGTACCCGGGGGGAGGGTTGAAAATTTTTATACAAACTTAGAAAGTCCCTGGTGCCCTCTCAATCGCATAAAATTCCCAAAATGAAAGTTTTAAACTTTAAAGTAAAGAAGGTGAAAAAATATGGCTAGACCATGCAAAGTAATAGACAGTCAAAGTAGACATAATACAAAAGCTGAAATTGAAGCTAGAAAAGAAAAAGAAGAAAGAATAAAAAGTCTAGCTGATAAAATTGAAAAGCCACCAGAATATCTTTCAGAAAAACAAAAAAATATATATAAATTTATTGTAGAAGAATTAAAAATGACTGGAATATTAACTAATCTAGATGTCTATATTTTATCTACATGTGCAATAGCAGTAGATAGATTAAGAACTATAGAAACAATAATAAATAAAAATGTAGGTAGTTTATGCAATAAGGATTTAATGTCAGCTAAAGATAAATATACTAAGGATTTATATAGATGTTGTAATGAATTAAGTTTATCTCCACAGAGTAGAGCAAAACTTGGAAATTTAGCATTGAACAATAAGGAAGAACAAGAGGATCCATTGTTAAAAGCTTTAAGAGAAGATGATGAAGATTGATACTTCTAGATAAAGCTTTAAAATACTGCAAAGATGTTATCGAAGGTAGAGAAATAACTACAATAGAGGTTGGTTTACAATGTAGCATTTTTATACAAGATTACTATGAAAGGCAGTATAATGAAGATTTTGAGTTTTACTTTGATGAAAAGAAGCTTAAAAAAATAAATAATCTTTTGAAGTTATTTAATTATGCCACTGGCTTTGTAGCTGGTAAGCAAGTATTAGAAGGTTTGGATGGATTTCAAGCCTTATTTATTGCTGCTATTTTTGGGTGGAGATATAAGAAAAATAAAAAAAAGTTTAGATATAGGGATGTAATACTATTTATACCTCGTAAGAATGCAAAGAGCTTTATAGCAGCTTTAGTTATTCTTCTTTTAATGCTTACTGAACAAAACTTTAGTGAGTTTTATAGTATTTGCATAGATAGAGATTTAGCAAAAGAAACAAGAAAAGCTATGGCTCAATTAATTAGTGCTAGTCCTTATATAGCAAAACATTTTTTTGTATCTGATAGTGAGATAGGTATTATTAAGTGTAAATTAACTAATAGTTATTATGTACCAAGAACATCTAAAGCAAATAAAAATAATTCTATTAGGCCAGCTTGTTTCGTGGCTGATGAAGTTGGGGCATTTACTACTAATGGCAATATTCAAGCAATGAGAAAAGGACAGTTAAGTGTATTAAATCCAATTCAAATACAAACAACTACTGCTTATGCTGAAAGTGATTCAATTATGTTGGAAGAATTGGAATATGATAGAGCTGTATTAAATGGAGTTGTTACTAATCCAAAGTTATTTTGTTTGTTATATTATTGTACAAAGGAAGAAGCTTGGACAGATGAAGGATTATATAAAGCTAATCCTTTAAGAGTAGAAGAAAACTATGAAGAGATTCGAGCGGACAGGGAAAAGGCTAAGATAAAGACAAGTGAACAGGAAGAATTATTGACCAAAAACTTTAATATATTTCTTGAAACTAATGAAAAAAATAAATATCTTGATATGAAGCACTGGAAAAAGTGGAGTATTACTGAAGAAGAGTTTAGGAAAAGAATTAAAGGCAAAAAGGTTAAAGTTGGGGTTGATTTGTCAGTGACGACCGACCTAACAGCTGTAGGCATAGAGTTTGAAGATGAAGGTATTGTTTATTGTAAATCTCATGGATTTTTGCCAGAAGATAGTTTACCTAATAGAAGAGAAAAGCATATAGATTATAGAAAATATGAAAAAGAAGGTTATTGTGATATTCATTCAGGAATGACAGTAAGTTATACGAAGGTTGAAGAATATATACGAAATATAGAAACTGAATATGAATGTGAAATTGAGGTAATAGTAACAGATCCAATGAATGCAAAAGAAATGATGGAAAGGCTTGCAGAGGATTATGATGTTGTACTATTAAAGCAAACTTTTACTAATTTAAGCCCTGCCACAAAGGAATATAGAAAAGCTGTATATGATAAAAAGATAAGATATGTTAAAAATGAACTTCTTGACTGGAATATGAATAAAGCAAGTACTACTAAGGGCAAAGCTGATGATGAAATGCTTATTAAGGAAAATAAAAATAAGCAAAGAATTGATATGGTTGTAGTTTTAATATTTGCTTTTACAGAATTATTAGGAGGAGATACAAATTATAATCCAGTGGATGAATTAGAAAAAACAGATTGGTAGAAAGAAGGTGATAAAAATGAAGAAAAAACTTAATAAATTACTTAATAAGACTATTTTAAATGATATTTTTATCATGGAAATGGTCTTTTTTATTGGACTTCTTATCATTATTTACACCAATTTTAAGGTGAACTTGTACTTTGGACTGTATTTCTTAGGTATCATTCTAATAGCTTTTAGTATATTTTTATATAAATTTAGAGGAAATCGAGGTGAAAAGAGGTGAACATAAGTGATTTTTAATAAATTAGTTGAAAGAAGAGAAGCAGTTGACGCAAATGATTGGAAGTCAGTATATTCTTTTGAAAATGGATATGATATTACACCTTTTGAACTTGAAATGAGGGAAAGCACATATTTTAGTTGTATAAATAATATATCTCAAGACATTGCAAAATGTACATTACAAATAAAAAAAGAAATAGAAAAAGGAGAAGTATTAGCAAAGGAACATTATTTATATGATTTATTAAGATTAAGACCTAATCCTTATATGAGTGCTATAGATTGTTATAAAGCTTTTGTAGCGTTAGATAAACATTGGGGATATGCAGGACTTTTTATTGATAGGCAAAGAGGAAAGGTAAAAGGTTTATATCCTGTTAAAATAACTAATTGCACAATTGATAATACAGGATTAATTAATAGCACTAAGAATAATAAAATTTTATGGGATTTTGAAGGGGTAGATGGTGAAACAGGTTGTTGCTTTGATAAAGATATAATTATTCTAAGAGATTTTACACTTGATGGAATAAAGGGCAAAGCAAATAGAAGTATTTTATCAGAAAGCTTAGATAGTAGCTTAAAAAGCCAAAATTATTTAAACAAGCTGTTTACTAATGGATTAACTAATAAAATTGTTGTGCAAATGACCTCAGATATTAAAGAGGAAAAAGAGTTAAAAAAGGTACAAGCTAAATTTGATAGAGTTTATTCAAATAATGGTAAGATATTTACTATTCCAGCAGGTTATAATATACAGCCATTAAATTTAAGTTTATCAGATGCACAATATACAGAGTTAAGAAAGTTGTCTAAAGAAGAAATAGCAATGTCTTTTAGAGTACCATTAACAAAATTAGGATTCGTAAAAGAAAATGCTAGTTCTGAAGAACAAGACAACATAAAATATCTAACTGAATGTTTGCTTGTTATATTTGAACAGATAGAGCAGGAAATGGATTGGAAATTATTAACGCCACGAGAAAGAGAATTAGGATACAAGGTAAGGTTTAATATTAATGTGCTACTCAGAACAGATAGTAAGACCCAATCAGAAGTGATAAGCACATATGTTAAAAATGGAGTTTATGACTTGGACTATGCTAAGGATATTGTAGGAGTAGAAAAAATAGGTGGAGAGCTTATTATAACCTTACCTTCTGGACAAGTATTATTGAGGGATTTATTAGCTGGAAATGTGAGCTATTTAAATAAGAAAGGAAGTGATACAAGTGAGGGTGGAGATAAGAAGTGACCATGTAATTATAGAAGGTTATATTAATGCAGTAGAAAGAGATTCAAGACCAATGCCAAGTCCTAAAGGAAAATTTGTAGAACAGGTAAGATCAGGTGTATGGAAAAATGCTATAAGCAAAAATGATAATATAATATTTTTGCTTAATCACAATAATAATAAAAAATTAGGTACAAGCAAAGAGAATTTGAAACTTAGAGAGGACAACATAGGATTATATGCTGAAACTAGAGTTTATGATCCCGAGGTCATTAAAAAGGCAAAGGAAAATAAATTAATAGGATGGAGCTTTGGATTTAAAAAAATTAAAGACAGTTGGGGAAAAACGGATGATGGAATTGATAGAAGATATTTAGATGAAATTGAGCTTAGAGAAGTTTCTATATTAGATGATAGCAGAATACCAGCGTATTATGGTACAAGCGTAGAAACTAGAGAAAATGAGGAAATAACAACCGAATTAAGGTCATTTGAAGATATAGTTATTGAAAAAATAGAAGAAGATACTTCTAAAAATGAAGATGAGAAAAGAGAATTAAAACTTAAATTATTAAATTTAGAACTGGAATTATAACAGTTCTTTTTTTATACAAAAAATTAGTAAAGGAAAGGTGAATAAATAATGGGATTGGAAGAATTAAGAGCACAATTAGAAGCTAAGAAGGTAGAAATTAGAGAATTTATAAAGGATAAAAAAGTAGCTGAAGCTGAAAAGGCAATGGAAGAAAAGAGAGGTCTAGAAAAGTTAATTAAGGCAGCAGAGGAACTAGAGGAAGAGGAAAAAAGAGAGCTAGAAAATCAAAGAAAAAAGAAAACTCAACCAGAAGAGAACAATGAGTTTAGGGCTATAGTTAAAACAGTAATGGGAGAGGAAACAACGACAGAAGAAAGAGCAAATATAAAATCTGTAGATAATGCTGCAGTTATCCCAAAGCAATTCGTAAATAAATTAATTGAAATACAAAAAGGCTTTGGCTCACTAAAGGGGTTATGTGATGTTATACCAGTTACCAAAAATGAAGGTACTATACCAGTTATTGACCTAGATCAGAACGAAATGGCAGATGTTGCAGAGGGCGAAGATATAGTAGATGGAACACTTGTAACTACTGATGTACCTTTTAAGTGTGCTAAAGTAGGTTTAATTCAATCTTTAGCATCTGAAACTGTAGATGATGCAGAAGTTGAAATGGAAGGTTTAGTTAAAAAGAACTTTGCCAATATAGCAACAGTTAAAGAAAATGCTAAAATATTGAAAGTAATAAAGGACAATGCTACTGAGGTTGATGGGGCGACTTCTTATGAAGATGTAGAGAAAGCTATTGATGGGTCTTTACCTTCTATAAAAGCTGGATTAGTTACCTTGACTAATGTGGCAGGATATGTAGAATTAAAGAACAAAAAAGATAAACAAGGTAGATCATTAAACCTTATAACAAATATAAACGGAGTTGAGTATTTCCACGAGAAACCAATTATTACTGTAGATGATATCTTATTACCAGTATCAGAGGGTAAAACACAAGTATTTTATGTAGCTAATATGAATGAAGCAGTTAAATATTGCGATAGAAAAGCTGTAACTATCGCAAGAAGTACAGAAGCAGGGTTTAAAGATGATACGGTAAAATTAAGAATTCTTGAAAGGTTTGTACCAGTTCTAGGAGCTAAGAGATCTATAAAGAAAATAGAATTTTAATGATTGGGTGGCTTAATGCTACCCTTTTAATAAGCAGGTGATAATATGACGGTTGAGGAAATAAAAGATTATATAATAGTTGATGATGAATCTGATAGTTTCCCAGAGGAATTAATGGAAATAAGTCAAATTTATATAGATTCTATGGTAGGAGAAGGATATAAACAAGATGAAAAAATGATTAAATTAGCTAGTTTGCTACAAAGGAAACTTTGTGCTGATATGTACGAAAACAGAAGTACAGAAGTACCACAAAGTGTCAAACAGGATAGAATTACAGCTAGCATACTTGACAAATTAAGTAACTATGATGGTGATATAAATGTTTAAGGTTAATATAGGAGATTTAAATAAAAGGATAGTTATACAAAAGTATATTATAAACCAGAATGAAAATGGATTTGATATAGAAGAATGGATAGATTATAAAGCTGTTCGGGCATCTATGAATAATCTTTGGGGAAAAGAATTTTATGCAGCAAAAGCAGTCCAAGCAGAAAATACAGTAGAATTTATAGTTAGATATTGTAAAGATTTAAAAAATATAAATACTAAAGAATATAGAATCAAAACTATAAAAGATAAAAATGCAACAAAAGAAAAAGATAAATATAGATATTTTAATATTACTTTTATAGATAATATACAATATAAAAATAAATGGCTTAAGATAAAGGCTATTGAGGTGACATAATGGCTGATGGAATAGAACTTGAAGGTATGGAAGAGTTTACTTCCATGCTAGAGAATATGACTATTGACGAAGCTGATGAAAGAAAAGCGGTGAGAAATGCTATAAAGCCTATAGCTGATGAGATTGAGAGGAATACAACTAAAAGAAGCGGTAAATTAGCTAAAGTAAAAGAAAAAGTTAAAAAAGAAGGATTAGCAACAGTTGGAGAAGTTAAAACAAAAGAATTTTATGATATTTTTGAAGAATTTGGAACAAGTATGGCCAAGCACAATATAGGATATTTTGAGAGAAGTGTTAAGAACACAGAAGATGAAGCATTAAGTATATTGGCTAAAGAATTATTAGACAAAGTGAGGTAGATTATATGTGAACATAAAGCAATATCTTTTAAAAGTATTAAATAATAAAGAAATATTAGATTTATTACCAGATAAAAAAGTATATTTTCTTCATGCTAATAATCCAAATAAAGACTTATATCTTGAATATGAGATAATAAATGAATATGGAACAGAGTATTCAGAAGGGAAGGAAGACTTTACAACTTATATAATCCAGGTAGATATATTTAGCAAAGGAGACTATACAGAATGTGAAGAGGTAGTAAAAAAAGTAATGATAGAAAATGGATTTAATCGTGATGCGGCAGCAGATCTATATGAAAAAGAAACGAAATTAAATCACAAGGCAATGCGTTTCAATATAGATTTACCGACTAGCAAAGGCTAGTCTTTTTTAATGCAAAAAATAAATTAAAAAGGATGGGATAATACATGTCAGAAGAAAAAGTAGTGCCGATAGTAGACTTGAAAAAGTTATATGTGGCTAAAGTTTTAACAGATAGGTTAACCACAACTTTTGATGCGCCAAGATATTTTGAAGGGGTAAAAGAGTTAGGGTTAAAACCCAAAGTTAATAGTGATGACTTTTATGCAGAAGGTATTTTGTGGATTAGCGAAACTACACTAGCTAATATAGATGTAGAAATAGATATTACAGATTTAAAAAAAGAAGAGGAAGCATTTCTATTAGGTCATAAATTGGCAGCTGAGGGTGGGATTATAAGAAGTTCCAATGATGAAGCGCCAGAAGTTGCATTATTATATAAGGCAATGAAAGGTAATAATAAAGCCAGATATGGAATAATGTACAAAGGAACATTTTCTATAAGTGATGAAAGTTATAAAGGTAAAGAAGGAAAGGCTAATTTTCAAACAAAAAAATTAAAGGGCACATTTGCACCTCTAAGAAGTAATGAGATGTGGAATTGGAAAGTAGACGAAGAAGATGGAATGACAGATGAAAAATTCTTTAAAGAAGTAATAATACCAACCCCAAAAGTGGATGAGGAAGTAGAAAATAAAAAAAGTGAGGAAGCTTAATTTATAGGGTAGTCAAATACTACCCTTATTATTTTGTTGATGAAAGGACTGGATAATATGTTAAATAAAATAAGAAAACAAAAAATAGGTAATAAAGAATACTCTTTTAAGATGACAAATAAAACAATTCGTAAAATAGATGAAAAGTATGGTAACTATGGTTCCGTTATTTATGGATTAATGGAAGGACAACAATTCTACACAAATGCTTTAAGATTAATATCTATGTGTTGTGTAAATAAAGAAAAAGTAATTATAAATAGAGAAGAAGATAAATATAAAGAAAAAATAAAAGAATGGGATATAGAAGAACTAGAAGACATTATAACAGGACAGCAGTATCAGGAAATCGCAAATTTAGCGGTAGATTTATACATGGATTACATGGGATTTAATGAAGAAAGTAAGAAAGAAAAAAAGGAGGAAGTTAAAGAAGAAAAAAACTAAGCGACCAGTTAAGGACTATTAATGATTATTTAATAGACTTTGACTGGCTTTTTTATATAGCAAAAGTACATTTAAATTACACAAGAGAAGAATTTTGGGATAGTACACATAAGGAACTTTATAATATGTGGGAATCACATATTAAGTTTAATAAATGGGAAATTAAAAACAATAAAGAAGAAAATAACTCTACAAATGATGTGAATCACAAAAGAGTAAATATAGAGGATATACCATTTCTATAAGATAGGCACTCTGATGGGTGTCTTTTTTATATAAAAATTTAGAAAGGAGGTAGAGAATGGCTGGTAATACAGAGAAACGTATAACCGCAAAAATGGTATTAGATAGTAGTGGATTTAATTCCAGCTTAAAAGGAGTTAATAGCGAGCTTAGAAATGCACAATCTCAGATGAAATTAGCTAGTTCTGGTATACAAGCATTTGGGAAGGATAGCGAAAAACTAAAATCTGTACAAGAAGCACTTTCTAAACAAGTAGAATTACACTCTAAAAAAGTAGATATATATAGCAAATCTATAGAAAAAACAAAAACTAAACTAGACGAAAACATAAAAGTTAGGGATAAATTAAAAAAATCTTTAGATGATGCCAATAAAAAATATGAAGATGCAGTTAAAACATATGGAAAAGAATCGGAAGAAGCTAAAAAGGCTAAAGCTGAAGTAGATAGATTAACACAGGAACATAAGAAAGCTGAAAAAGCAGTAGAATCTAACGCAAAAAAAATACAACAGTATGATACTGATTTAAATAAAGCACAGTCCCAGATGAATAAAGCACAGGGAGAACTAAAAAAAATAAATGAAGAGTTAGATAAGCAGAATAACAAATGGTTAAAAGCTAGCGATAAGTTAAAAGAACATTCTGAAAAGTTAACTAAAGTAGGTGGCAAGCTCACAGATGTAGGTAAAACATTAACTACACATGTAAGTTTGCCACTTGCAGCAGTTGGGGTAGCTAGTGCAAAAGTAGGCATGGATTTTGAAGCCGAAATGAGTAAGGTACAAGCTATATCTGGAGCAACAGGCGGAGATTTTCAAAAGTTAAAAGCTAAAGCTGAGGAAATGGGTGCTAAGACTAAATTTAGTGCTACAGAATCTGCGCAGGGATTAGAATATATGGCAATGGCAGGATGGAAAACACAGGATATGCTTGATGGTCTACCACCAATCCTTAATTTAGCTATAGCCAGTGGAGAAGAACTGGGATCTACATCAGACATTGTTACAGATGCACTGACAGCGTTTGGATTGAAAGCTAAAGATGCAGGAATGTTCTCGGATGTTTTAGCAGCGGCGTCTTCTAATGCAAATACTAATGTTGGTATGATGGGAGCAACATTCCAATATGCAGCACCAGTGGCGGGAGCATTAGGTTATAGTGTACAAGATACTGCTATTGCAATAGGATTAATGGCTAATGCAGGTATAAAAGCGGAAAAAGCAGGTACAGCAATAAGGTCTGGACTAACAAACTTAGTAAAACCAACTGATGCTATGGCCACCGCTATGGATAAATATGGTATATCTGTTGAAGATACAAATGGCAAAATGAAACCATTTAGACAAGTTATTGGAGAACTCAGAGAAAAATTAGGTAATTTAGATAAAGCTACACAAGCTAATGTTGTAAGTACGATTTTCGGAAAAGAAGCTATGTCTGGTTGGTTAAGTGTTATAAATGCTAGTCCAGAAGATGTTAATAAACTTACTAATGCTATAGATACAAGCAAGGGTGCTACAGATAAAATGGCAGCAACCATGAGTAATAATGCTAAAGGTTCTATAACAGAAATGAAAAGCGCCCTAGAAGGTGCGGGAATAAAAATCTTTGAGGTAGTAGCCCCAAGTATTACTTCCTTAGCTAAAGAAGTAAGTAAGATGGCTGATAAATTTAGCAAACTTAATCCTTCAACACAAGAAACGATTGTTAAAATGGCAGCATTAGGAATTGCTATAGGACCTGTTATTGGTGGAGTAGGAAAACTAATAACTGGATTTGGAAGTGTTTTAAATATTGGAAGCAAAGTGGCTGGAATAATGGGAAAAGTAACACTTGCTACAAAAGGAGTGGAAGTAGCGACTACTACAGCTGGTGCAGCGGCAACAAGTGCAACTGGAGCAGCTAGTGCTGGATTGGCAGGATTAGGTTCAATAGCATTGCCAGTTATTGGGGTTATAGCCGCAGTTGGAGGAGCTGTTTATTTAGCACATAAAAACACACAATATCTAAATGATAGCTGTGTAAAGAGTGCAGAAGATATGGGAACTATGGAAACTGCAATGGCAGGATTAAATGGACATGTTATTCACACTAATAAACAATTAGAAGAAATGAATGTTAAACATAAGGAATGGAGTAATAAAGTTTCTAAAGATACCCAAAAGTCCCTAGATCAGTGTGCAAATAAAATAGCAGATTATAGTATGGAGCTAAAGAATGCTGAAAAAATTGATAATTTGGTAGATAGTGAGGCTGGAATAAGATTAAAAACAAAACTAGATGATATTTGCAATAGTGCCATTAAAAAAATCAAGGAGAAACAACCAGAACTACAAAAAACTTTAGCTGATGGATTTGCTGCAGATGGTAAAATTGACGAAAATGAAAAAAAGATTTTGGCTTCAATAAATAAAAATGGGCAAGAGCAAATAAAAAAGGTTAACGATATTAAATCTAAAATTTTAGAACTAGAGAAAAAAGCAGGCAAACAAACTGGTGAAGCTAAAAAAGCAACTTTAGCTGAGGTTGATAAATTAACTAAAGAAATTGGAAATATAGAATTAAATAATACTGTTAAATCAAAAGAAGAATTAATGGCAGCACAAGCTGATTTTAACGCTAGAATGAAGAACTTAGATATGGAAGGAGTATCTAAGTTGATGGAATCAAAAGCAAAAGCTAGGGATACAGAAGTAAAGAAAATAAAAGAAAACTATGATAAACAAATTGAGTTATTAAAACTAAATTCGATTAATGTAGATAGTGAAACTAAAAAGGCAATTGACATAAAAATAGGACAGTTAGAGACAGCAAAGAATAAAGAAATAGGTGTGGAAAATGAAAAATATAAAGGCTATTTAGATGCCGCAATAGAAAAATATCCACAACTAATAAACTATATAGATATGCAACATGGAACAATGCTAACCAAAGAACAGCAACAAAAACAGGCGGAATTATTAGAGTATGGTTCTAAAATGGAGGGATTTTTAGGTATTACTAAAACTGGATACTACAAAATCAAAGATACTACAACTGGGAAAATGAGAGAGTGTTATGTAGAAGTTGATAAAAGTACTGGACAAATAGTTGGAGCATGGGATAGGGGAACAAATAAAATTTATGGGAATCCTATAAAGGCGCAAGAAAAAATAGATCAGGAATTGAAAAATGGACAAAAATTTAAGCCAATTGGTGATAGTTACGATCGTGTAAAAGAAGGAATATGGAAGCGTGCGATAGAAGCACAGGCTAAGACAAATTATAATTTATTTAATTGGATACATGACGCACATTCTAATGCACAAAGTTGGTTAAGTAACCATCCTTTTATTGCTAGTGTAGTTCAAAATATGGGTGCCTTTGGTAACGCTTTAACTATTGGAAGAAAATGGACAGGGGATAAATATTTCACAGGTGGATTGACATATTTACATGATACACCAGGGGAAAATAATAATTATGAACTTTATGATCTACCAAGGGGAAGTCGAATCTATAACCATGATGCTAGCGAAGATCTAGTTATTAAGACAGCTGAAAATGTAGCATCTAAAGTAGCTAATAGTGTATTAAAAAATTTTAAAGGGTTAACAGCAGGTGGGCAAGATCAGACTATTATAGTTCCAGTTAATTTGGATAGTAGAGAAATTGCAAGAGTAACAGCGAAACCAATGTCAGAGGAATTGGGAAAGTTAAATAGGAGAGGGGGATTAGGCTATGTTTAGTATACAGTTTAATAATTATAATTCTTATAAGGATCTAGGATTAGTTGTAGAACATAGACCCAATATTCCTGCCCCTGAAAGAAATATTAAAAATATTTATATACCAGGTAAAAATGGGACATTAACAGAGGACCTGGGAAGTTATGAGGATATAGGTATCTCTATTACATTTGGTTTTCAAGATAAAGTTAATATAAATAATAAATGTAGACAAATAAAAATGTGGTTATTAGATAAGATAAAAGATTACAAGTTATATCTTTCTGATGATATTGAAACATATTACAAAGTTAAAAATGTAAAGATAGATAATATTGAAAGAAGTATAAAGAGCTTAGGAAAGTTTACGGTACTTTTTACATGTGATCCATTTGGATATATAGATGAAGAGCTTTTAATTATAGATAAACCAATTTCCATATATAATGAAGGAACTTTTGAAAGTCAACCATATTTAAAAATATTTGGGTCAGGAGATATAACTTTAAATATAAATGATGAAGTTATTAAATTAAAAAATATTAATAGTTATATAGAATTAGATTCTGAAATTATGGAATGTTATAAGAATGATGAAGCATTAAATAATCATATGTATGGAGAATTTCCAATTTTTAAAGTGGGAGAAAATAAAATAAGTTGGACAGGTAATATTAATAAAATAGAAATTATACCTCATTGGAGGTGCTTATAAAAATGATTACTTTATATAAAGAAGTAGAAACTAACTTTACTCATAATGGAATAGGAATATTAAAAAGACTGTTTACAATGTGAATTACACAGGGAAATAAACGGTCTTTTTTCTTTAGAGTTGGAATATCCTATATTTTCTAAAATGGGTGATAAGATAGAAAAACATATGATAATTAAAGCGCCTACACCACAAGGGGAACAACTTTTCAGAATACAAGAAAGAGAGAGAGATTTAAGTGTAATTAGAGTGTATGCTACACATATTTTCTTTGATTTAGCTAAAAATTTTATAGCTGATACTAATATAGTTGGAAAAACAAGAATACAAGCAGTGCAACAGGTATTAGATAAAACTTTAAATTCACACAAGTTTACTTTAGAAGGTGAAGAAGGTGGAAAACAAAACAACTGTAGACTAGTAAGGGAAAATCCTGTAGAAGCTCTTATTGGAGATAATGATAATACTGTAAGAAATAGATGGGGTTTAGAACTTGATTTTGATAACTATAAAATAATAGCTAAAGAAAAAATAGGAAAGGATACAGGAGTATTAATTGCATATAGAAAAAACTTATTAGGCATACATGAAACACTTGATATGAAAGAGGTTGCAACTAGAATAATACCACAAGGGTACAATGAATTACTATTACCGGAATTTTACATCGATAGTCCTAATATTGGAGCCTATTTTCAACCACTTGTTGCCCATATAAAATTTGAAGATATAAAGGTAAAAGAAAAAAATTCAGAAGGTGAGGAAAATTTAGAGGATGAAGATAGTGAGGGATTTGAAACTAAGGAAGAAGCTTATGCAGAAATGAGAAAGCAAACACAAAGACTATTTTCTGAGACTAAAATTGACACACCTTTTTTTAATTATGAGGTGGAGTTTGAAGAGTTAGGAAAAACGGAAGAATATAAACAATATAAGAACTTAGAAAAGATTAATCTTGGTGATACTGTAACAATTAGACATGAGGAACTAGGATTGGATCTAAAGGGAAGAATGATAGCCTATGATTATGACTGTTTATTAAAAAAATATATAAAAATAGAAATGGGTATGAGAAAAAAAGATTTAACTTTACAGATAAAGCAGACTGTTGCTGAAATAGAATTCACTAAAGAAAAAATAGAAATGGAAGTGTCCAATCTAGATAAAAGTTTAAGTAGTAAATTGGAAATAACAGAAAAGCATATAATGACAGAAGTTAATGATGTTAATAAGAGTCTAAATAGTAAAATCGAACAAACAGCAGAAACAATAACATTTACAGTTAATAATCAAATATCTAAAGTGAATAGTAAAATTGAACAACAGGCAGATAAAATAAATTTGGTTGTAGATGGTGGGGGAAGTATAAAAGCTGCACAAATTGCCTTAGCTATATCAAATAATAGTAGTGCTATTAATATGTTAGCTGATACTATAAATTTAATACCAAATAACGGAGTAATAAATTTTAGTAATGGTACAAGTATAGATACTAGAGATAGTTCTGGTCAAAATAGAGACAACTTTATAAGACTAAGGGCAGATAAATATCACTATGTTTGCGTGGATGCTAACGACGGAGCTATAAGTTTATTTTTCCCAGGCGGTGGCGGTTCACATGCTTATTGGACTTTCAAAAAAGATGGGCTGTATAAAGATGGGGTAAAAGTATTATAAGAGGGGAGTGATTATATGGATAAACCGTTTAATTTACTTATAGATACAAAACGAACAGGTTTTAATGCTGTAAGAGGATTAAAACAGGGGGACAATAATTCTATATTAAATGTTACTTTAGTACAGAATAGTGTCCCTTTTGATTTAACTGGAACAACTATAAGAATAAACTATAAAAGGCCAGATAGTAAAATATTCCTCCAAATGGCAGATGTGGTTAATGCTACAGATGGAAAAGTAAAAATAAATATACTTACTAAAGCATTAGAAAGTATAGGAGAAGTTAAGGCAGATTTAAGTATTTTTGATAAAGATAATAGAAAAATAACAAGTGCAACATTTTCTATGTTTGTAGATGGATCTATATATAGAAATGACTATTTAGAACCCGAAGATTTGGATTTAATACAAAGTATTTGGGTTGAAGAAGATAAAAGAATAAGAGCAGAAAATGAAAGAGTAAAAAATGAAGATAATAGAAAAAATGTTGAAAATGCTAGAGTAGAAAGTGAAGAAAACAGGAAACTAGAAGAAATTAAAAGAGTAGATAGTGAAAACATTAGAGTAGAAAGTGAAGAAAACAGGAAACTAGGAGAAATTAAAAGAGTAGATAGTGAAAACATTAGAGTAGACAATGAAAGTCAAAGGGCAGAGAATGAGGAAAATAGAATTGCTGAAGAGTCTGAGAGAGTGGAAGCAGAAAATAAAAGGATAGAGAATGAAACAGAAAGGCAGCAAGGATATACAGAAATAAAAAATACTATTGATGATTTTTCTGTATGTGAAGAATTTGATTTAACTAAAGAATATAAAAAATACAATAGAGTTGTTTATAATGGTAGCTGTTGTGAATGTTTAAAAGATTGTACTAACATATATCCTGTTAATAAAGAATACTGGATTTGTATAGCTACAAAAGGTAAGGACGGACTAGGTTCTGGAAATATGCATACAGACACCTATGACAAAAATCAGAATGGTATAGTTGATAAAGCTGAATCTATAACGGATGGATTTATAACATATAACGTAACAGATATTAATAATACACTAAGCACTTTAAATGCAAATGACCAAAATGCTAGAGAAGAAATCATGGATATTAAACTTAAACTAAAAGAGAAACTAGCAGTAGATTTTATTAACAAGTTAGGAATCGGATTCTTTGATACATTTGAAACAGACGAATATATAGAATCAGCTACAGCAACATACAACAAAGAAAACGCAACAGTAGATTTCGGAAGTCCAGAAGTTGAGCAAACAATTTACCAAGCAGTAGACAACTCAAATGAAATAGAACTAGTAGGCGATCAACTAAAGGCGGGGGATTTAATAAAAGTAGGAGATAAAATAATAACAATAGAGGAGGTGCTATAGCATGGAGTATATAGGAATTGAAAAGTTTGGATCACTTAGAGCAAACGGTAATGCTCAGGTTATGCCAACCAGACCTTGGTTTACAGATAACTACCCAGGAAACTTGTCCGAGCGTGGGGAGGGTGACATTACAGCGTATGCACCTGAAACCGAAGTTACTATAGGTAATACATTCCCTAGTGAAAGTTCTAAAATTACATGGGTACACATTAAAGATGGTTTAAAACATATTTATGTTTGCAAACAAGTTCTAGCAACAAACATATCATGGGACTATTTAAATGAGCGTAATATGATATTCGGAACACCAGTTACAATAGATGGAAAAGAATATAAGCTTAGAGTATTAACAGGTGGAGACCTGCAAAACCAAAACAACGAGTGGGATACAATAATAAGAAACACAGCAAACATCACAGGCTTACCAAAACCAACTCAAGAAGATTTAACAAACACTAATACTTATGGTCAATTAGATGGAGACCATAACCAATTATGGAATTGGTGGGGAATACGTACAATTTGTCAAGAGACTCTATATAGTAGAGGGTACACAGGTGCATCAGGAAGTATAAGTATTAACCCTCCAGAGAGGTCTCCAGCGTTAGGTTGGAGACCAGTACTTGAGTATATAGAATTAGACCCACCCGGCAAACCAATACCAGTATACCCAACATCAGAAGATAAGACATACCCAGAACCAATAAAAGGTGAGATTACTTTACAAACCAAGTATAACGGGGACGGTTATTTAGAGCAAATGGAAGTGTTAGTATATAATTACACTCAACAAAAGTTTGAATATCAAACTGGATGGATAGACAATACAACAGGAGCAATGCAACTTCCAGTAACATTCAAGGCGGGTAACAATTATAAGATAACAGTAAGACATAAAGGAACAGGTGGAATTGCTAAGGGATGGCTTGAACTCTATGTAATCGGGGGGGAATTAGGAAAATACAAAATATCAGAACCAATTACAGTAAAACAATTTGACCCTATTAAATCATACACAGGCGGAGAAAACTTAATAATTAAACCTCAACAATTCCCAGAGACAGAAAACTCAAAGATAAGACTAGTACCAAAAACTATGAACAGCATCCAGGCGGGGAAAACAACAACAACTAAAGAACTAGAATTTTCAGCATCAACAAAAACACCAGTAATAGGAGATAAACTAATAAAGGATAAAGATATATATACATTAGCTAATGTAACAACTCAACTAGGTGAATACCACACCAACCAACCTGTAGTAGTTGTCGATGATATATCTTCTAGAACATTGTTTTGGGGACATGGCTACGGAAAGAAATCCTGCCTATTTAGAGATAGAATATATATTGCGTATATCAATGAAAGCACACGTATCGCATACTTAATAAGTACCGATTTGGCAGGTAAGGACGTTAAAAGATTGTGGACAATCTCTAGTACTGATTTAAGGAGTATTTCAATAACACAAGATAAGGATACTGTATACACCGTAGTTGCAAAGGGAAATGAAATACTATTATATGCACATAGTGATGATAAACAGATAATTACTAAGGTTATATCCGCACCGAACATACGATATACTCATATTACATCAACAATGGATTCTAGAAACAATTATTTAGTACTTGCGACAAGGGAAACATATACGTCAGGGTCAACATCAGTAAATTCTATGAAAGCCTATTGGGTGAATGTATCCAACTTAGATAACGTAACGGTAAAGAACACATTTGTTATAGAAGCGGGAACTGTATCTGCAAATATAGGGACACCAGTAGTTGTAGACACCAAGTCCACTACTGGGGATAATATTAAGCTCATATATGCTCATAAACCTAGCGACAAGGTGGGGCTGTTTGAACGAACTTGTAGTTTTCAAAGCCTTAGTGATGCTACTATGATACAGGATTTAGGTGACATATATGCATCCGCAGTAACCGTATTTGCACAGGAAGTTACCGAACACAACGGAACAGATACTGTAGCAGTATTATACCTATTCCAAGATTCTTCAAGTGTGTATAAGCTAATGAGCTACTTCACTACTGCTGAGGGAGTTAGTCCATATAAACAGGTTGCATCAACTTCGAACTCTATTATGCAGTATCAAGTTACCTACAGTAAAGAGCAAGGATTTACAGCGGTGTACTCAATACTATCAGGGGTTATTTACAAATCCCACATAAAAAATATATCGGATACTTGGTCTTCAGTTGAATCTATTGGCACATTTCCATCAAGAGGTGCAGGTGCATTATTTGAATGTGTTAATTTAAACCCAATAAGCTACGGAAAATATCCAGGATTACTGATACTAAATCAGGAAGAGGCTTTACGTAAGGATTCCTTAATATTTAAAGCGGATTATGTACTCAGAGATTCTCAGAATATAATAGAATTAGACAAGCCAATCACCACCCAAGCGGGAGAAACAATAAAATTCTTAGACTACGACTTAGAAGTAAAAGCAGGAGAAGAAACAGCAACAATAACACCGACTAACATAACAAATGACTACTACGAATATGATGCCAAGTTCGATAAGAAGGAAGCAGAAAGAGATATAACCATAAAAGGAAGAAATACAAAACTAACTACATTATATTACTATAATTATTAGGAGGTACAAAGATGGGAGTTGTAATCAACCATTCAGTTATAAATCAAATAAAAGAAGAAGGAAAAAACAATTTGGCTAAAAATATGCTATTAAAAGAATTGGCTAGTTTAAGATTAGAAAACAAAGAAAAAGATTTAATAGCTAAAAATTTAATGCAACAATTAGCAGAAATAAGATTAAATTTAATAGAAAAGGAAGGTAATTAATATGAGTAATGGATTTAACTTTTGGGAGATGTGTTTTAGTTTTGGAGCAGTAGGAGAAGATATGCTTAAAAGAGCAGTTGATCTTAATGATTTAACTAAAGAAGAATATAAAACTATTACAGGACAGGAATTTATACAATAACTAAATAAATTATAAAGGCAAAGTAGGACCATATAGGTCTTTTTATTTTGCCTATTTTTAATCATTGGAGGTGTAATGTGGAATTAAAAGTCTGCGAAGAAAAGCATAAAAGGTTAGATGAAAAAATAAATGTACATGATATTAGGATTAATAATCATTCAGAAAGAATTGATAAAATAGAAGTAACATTAGCAGAAAGTAAGGCAGATATTAAAAACTTATGTAAAGATATTAGAAATCTAACAAGCATATTAAAATGGTTATGTACATTAATGGGAAGCTCTTTAGTGGCTTTCTTTTTTTATGCAATTCAACACAATTTATTTAAATAGAAAGGAAGTGATAGCATGAAATTTTTAGAACAATTCTTACAGATAAAAAAGATAATAGCATTATTAACTACTATAGTATTTTGTATTTTAAGTACAAAAGGGAGTTTATCCAGTACAGAATTTTTGAGTGTATTTACATTAATAATAGGGTTTTACTTTGGACAAAGTTCAGCTAGGCAAGCGGTAAAAGAAAGTAAAGAGCAGGAATAAACCTGTTCTTTTTTTTATTAAATTTTAGGAGGAATGTTTTATGTTATTTAATTTAAATCCAGGACATACATTAAGCGGTGGAGATGTAGGAACTAGAGGAATAGGCGGATTAAAAGAAGAAGTATTAACAAGGCAACTAGTAGGGGAAATAGATAAAGAATTAAGAGGTAGAGGACATAGCACTAACATATGTAGAGTAGATTATGCATCAACATTACAAGAAAGTTTAAATAAACAAGTAGCCTTATGTAATTCAGTAAATGCAGATTTAAATATTTGCATACATTTTAATACTACAGTAGGTGGTTATGGATCAGAAGTATATACTTATAGTGGTAAGTATTTAGTAGAAGCAGATAGGGTATTAAAACAGTTAAATAATTTAGGATTTAGGAATAGAGGAATCAAAGACCAACCTTTAGCACTAACTAAAAGAACTAAAGCAAAAACAATTTATATAGAAGTATGCTTTATAGATAGTTCTGGAGATGTAGCCATACTTAATAAATATGGAATGAATGGAATTGCTAAAGCAATAGTAAATGGTGTTTTAGGTACATCTTCAAATGTAACACCAAGCAAACCAACAGATAACAACAATAATGGATGGATTAATTTAGATGGTAAAACAGGTACAATAAATACACCAAGTGGTGTAAATATTAGAGAAAAGAAGTCTACATCTTCTAAAATATTAGGTGCTTTACCTAATGGATCAAAAGTACAATTATACCGTAAAGAAGGAGATTGGATACACATTTATTATCCTCCACATGGCGGATATGTTTATGCTAAATATGTAAGATATTAAATTTAAAAGGTAGTTCCTTAATTGGAACTACCTTCTTTTTTATTGACAAAGCATAGAAAATATATAGTACATTTTTAGTATTTGCAATTACAAAATATTTATTTAAAAAATCAAAAGGAATTTTTTAACATATGTAGAATACTAAATATAATAGTTTTCTATAAGTTACTCATAGACCTCTGTATTTTACAAAAAGAACCCCAATAAAAGGGGTTCTTTTTGTATGAATTTATATATTGGTGCTATGTATTGGTCTATTTTTATTATATCCAGATGTAGAAAAATTAATCAATTAGAAATATATAAACTATCAATTTTGAGGGTACTTCGATAATGGAAGTACCCTCTTTCTTTATTGGAAAAATTATTATAATTTATATAAATATTTCATAAAAAGGTATTGACTCCTTATACTATGCATAGTATAATATAAGTATAGTAATTGATAAGGAGGTGAGTAAGTGATAGAAAGTATAGGAAAGTTAATAGCCCTAGTAATCTCAATACTAACAATTCGCCAACTGAGTTTGCAGAACAGCAAGGCGGAGTTAGAAATCAAAAAGCTAAGGCTAGAAATCAAAAGGTTAAAAGAGGGGGATTAAACCCCTCAACCTTTCCTATATTATATCACAAGTATATGAAAATATTAAATTATTTATTAATAATATCAATCACAATAATATTATTGTTGCTAATAAAACTGACTTATAATAAAAGGAAGAAAACTAAATTAGAATTAGAAAAACATGAAATTAAAAGTAAAAAGGATGATTATAATGGCAAAGAGTAAGCAAACAGAAGCCAATAAAAAATGGTATGACAAAAATAAAGAACACGCTAAATACTTAAATAAAAGATCACATACACGAAGTTTTATAAAAAACTTTGCGAAACTAGAAGATTTAGAAGAATTACAAAAATTAATAGAAGAAAGAAAAGAATTATTAAGACAAGAATAGGGGATTAACAATGAAAAAGGAAATTAGATTCTTAATAATAGGGCTGTTGTTAGGAGCTTGTACAAGATTTATCGGTGTTGCTAGGGCAATTGAACCTGCGGACGATAATTGTCCAGAGAATGGAGAATATATGTATTGCCTAGACAAGAATAGACCGTTGTGGACATCTATATATGATGTGCATCAAGAGGAAAGATTTATTTATTTCCGATATCCAAACAGTAGTAAAATAATTAAATTCGCAGAATTAAAGTAAAAACAAAAAGGTAGTTTCCCAAGTGGAACTACCTTTTTTATATACAAGATTTGTTTATTTATTTACAAATATAACATTTTTGTTATAATTAAGCTATATTACCAAGAGGGGGATTAGTACATGAAAAAACTAATATCTATATTAATAGCAGGAATTTTAGCCTTAGGATTAGTTGCTTGTGAATCTAAACAAACAACTAAGGAATATAATAAAGAAAATATTAACCAAGATTTAAAACAGGAAGATAAAAAAGATGAAAAAAAAGAATCAATAGATTTAAAAAATACAGAATTAAATAAAGGACTTTCAACCGTAATTCCTTTAGAAATTACTCAATTAAGGGAAGATGGAGAAGGTGATGATAAAGGATTATTTGTAGAATTGAATACTAAGGATGGAAGTGTGGAACAAAAAATAAAAGATTTTTACACATATTCTAATGTTATATCAGGAATTATTAGCAGTGATAAAAAATATAATTGTTATAAAAGAATAGCATTTACAACTAAGCAATTAGGAGGCATTTTAATGTACACTTCTAAAGAAAGTGTAGATAATTTTTTGACATTTGATAGTGGTACTTTTGGTAAAGAAGAATATCAAAAAATATTTGATAAATTGATCAAAGAAGAAAAATAAATATCAAAAACTCTAAAGGGCTAACCTTTAGAGTTTTTTACTTATGCTTTTCTATTACTTTTATTATGTCTATTATTAGATCTTTATTCTTTTTATCTTTTAGATTTAAATTATATCTTTCTTTTGTTCTACCCAATAAATAATCTAAGCTTACATTAAATATATCTGATAATCTTACTAAATTATTTATGTTAGGTTCTATAATTTCTGCTTCATAACCGGATACTGTCTGCCTAGATACGCTAAGTAGTTTTCCTAATTCCTCTTGCGTAAGTTCCTTTTCTTCTCTTAACTCTTTTAATCTATCCCCAAACAAAAATAATCCCTCCTATAAACTTCTATAAAATAAGTTTATAGCAGGTAAAGAAGCATTCATTTAAATTCCAGTTATTCTGTCTTTTTTAAATAAAAAGGACATGAAATCTTTACATTGAGAAAATACAAAAATACAGCTATTGGACAAATATTTAATTCTATTGCTAAGTTTTCTATAAGATCTACATTAACATTAATCTTATATATAGAATTATTTTCCAATTTACTTAAATAAGGTTGTGTTATACCTAATCTGCTTGCTAAATCTTCTTGCCGAATTCCTTTATGCTCTCGAAAAATCTTTATCATATGTATCACCTCGCACAATATCCTATTATTTTTAATTTTACGACAAAAAAATGCGATGATAAACAAGAAAATTGTGGCAAAAAGGCGAACGATATTCATACCATGAATATGTTTTGAGTTATAATATAGATGGTAAAACAAACCACATTATGTATTGCAATACTAATTTAAATTATAGAACGTATGTTCTTGAAATTGGATATATATTCATGTATAATTTAATTATGGAAATGATTTGTTAGGAGTGTTGATAATGACAAATGGAGAAGTAAAAAAAAGGCAAGCTAAATTAATAGAAATGGTAGACAGCTTAGCAAAAAAAATAAGTAATAACCATAAAGAAAAATCTGATATGAAAATTACAAAAGTATAAATGATATACATATATAATAATGTAGGAACTTTTTACATAACATACAACATGAAGTGGGTAATGAAATTTCTCTTATGGATATATTAAGTAGTGATGAAGATTCTATAATAGAAATAGTTTCAACGAAAATAGAAGTAAAAAAATTATATGGAAAAATAGATACTTGCCTTAGGGGAAGGGAAAAAAAGGTAATACAAATGAGGTATGGGTTAAAGGATGGAAGACCCAGAACTCAAAGAGAAATAGCTGGTATACTAAACATATCTAGATCTTATGTTTCACGCAATAGAAAAAAAAGCCCTTAAAAAGCTTTATAAAGAATTAAATTATAATAAAA